CTCGTTCGCACCAAGACGCCAGCCGTGGACGTGATCCCGGCGCGCCGCACCGACGTGCAACTCGACGCGTTCGTCGACCGGTTGTACGGAATCGCCGCGGAAATCAACTGGCGCCTGGAAACCGGAGTGTGGGGCGGCGCCGTCCCCGGCTCCTGGTGGTGCTCAGAGCGGTTCTGCGGCTACTGGTCAAGGTGCCCGCTCGGGGGCGCGCGATGACCCCTCTCGCCGCCGGCACTTCCGCTGGTACCGGAAGCTCAAGCCCATCGACGGCGCATGCCAAGTGGCAAATCGTGTCGAGCGCGACGTGAGGCGAGCAGCATGAGCAACTCCGTTTTCGTCGATGGCACGCGCGTAACACCAGGTAGCGAAAGGTGTCGCTGCGACGGGCCCTGCCCCGAATGCCCACCGGGGCGGCCACGCGAATCCTGCCCACTCTGCGAGGGCCACGGGACGCTGTGCTGCGAGTTCCCCTGCTGGCAGCGCATCGGGCTCACGTCGGTGCCGTGCTGTCCCGGCTGTCCGCCTCTGCCCGAGCCAGAACCCGAACCGATGGCGACCGTGACCGACCTAACGAGCCGCCGGCCCTCGTCGAGTCCGGAGTCGTCGGCATGAGCGCGACCGCCAACACCCCGGCCTGCTTCGAGGCGTTCATCGGCCAGCGCGTCGTCGGCATCCTGCTGGACACGCTGCCAGCAGACCGACGCGACCTTTCGCCCGGCACCAAGATGCTGATCTTCGAGGACGGCCGCGGCCTCACGATCGCGAGCAACGGGTCGTTCTGGATCGACTCCGCGGAGGATGTGGAGCGAGCCGTCGCGGCGACTCGCCGGCGTCTTGAGGCGACACAGCGCCGCCTCGCGGGGGTCCTGGCGCTTGCGAACGCGAGGGCGGCGGCGTGAAGCGACTGCGCATCGTGGCTGGCGCGAAGATGTACGCCGAGATGCGGCGCTGCGGCTGGCCGCGTCCCGAGGCGCTGCTCGTCGCTGTGGTCACGGCACGTTCCGTGCCCGGCGGCGATGGTGTGAGCACCTGCCGGACGTGCGGGCGGGAACTCGTCGACCATCGCGTCGCTGAGAACGGTCATCCCGGCACGGATTGCGGCGGTGACTGCCTCGCTTGCATGGAGGACTTCGAGCGCGACTTCCCCGACGACGTTCGTGCCCGTGTCGGCGCGAAGTGGAGGGACGCCGCGTGACCCCGCTCGCCGCCGCCCGTCGTCGGCACGTGCGTTCCGCGAAATGGAGTGCATGGCCGACGATGCAGCGGTTGACGCGGCACTTCGCTGGTACCGGAAGCTCAAGCCCATCGACGGTGCATGCGCTGTTCACAACCGCGTCGAGCGCGACGTGAGGCGAGCGGCGTGAGTGGAATCATCCGGCATTGGGCGCGGCGCAAGCCGAAGCCGCTGGGCGGAGTGATCGACGCCTACAAGTGCCTTTCCTGTGGGCAGACGATCGCTGTCAACGCCGACTCTCAGACGTTTCGCAATCCACCGCCGCTGGAATGCAAGCGGTGTCCGGGACAGCCCGACATGCAGGCGGGCCGCTACTACTCCACCAAGGTTCAGTCGAGCGCACCAGGGCAAGTGGCGTGAGCGCACACGACATGCCAAGAGACGATATGCGCGAGGCCGGTCTACGAACACGCATAATGCGCTTGCGAGCTGAACTCGTTGGCCTCGAGAGTGGGGCCTTGCCGTTTGTTGCCCAGAAACGCCGAGTGACTGCTCGTGACCTAGCGCGTGAATTCCGCGTGTCAGAGCAGGTCGCGAACAATCGCCTGGCAGCGCTCCGGGCCGCCGGCCTTGTCGGTCGGTCCAAGCAGATCTTGCCGCACGGCGGGCGACGATGGCTCTACCACGCAATCGACAATCCGTCGCCCACCGAGAGTGTGCTCGAGCGCATTCGCCCGACAGCCCGCGCATGCGGTTACGCCGTAGCGGTACATGGCAGCCAACTGCATGATCTCGACCTTATCGCGGTGCCCTGGACTGCACACGCCGTGTATGCCGATGCGCTCGTGGATTGTATTTGTGGCAACGGCCAGTTCGCACTGATAGATCGCGTGGTGCGCCCGCATGGGCGCATCGGGTACGCGCTGGCTGGCGCGTCAGGTTTCACGTACATCGACCTCTCCGTAATCATGCCAAGGATGGACGATCCATGAGGTTCGCGTACGCCGATCCGCCGTACCCGCGGCAAGCCGCCAAGCACTACGAGGATCACGAGGACTACGCTGGGGAGGTCGACCACCCGGCGCTCATCAAACGGCTGGCTGAGGAATACCCAGACGGGTGGGCGCTGTCCACAAACCCAGGCGAACTCCACTGGCTGCTGCCTTTGTGCCCGCCGCACCGGGTGCTCGCGTGGGTGAAGCCGTTCGCGGCGTGGAAGCGCTATCACTGGCCCGCCTACGCGTGGGAGCCGGTGATCATGGCCGGTGGCCGGTCGTGTTACGGGACGCGGCAGACACCTCGGGACTTCATCGCGGAGTCAATCACGATGCAGACGGGCTTGTCGGGGGCGAAGCCGCTCGCGTTCTGCTACTGGATCTTCGACTGCCTTGGATGTGTACCCGAGGACACCGTCGATGACCTGTTCCCAGGGACGCATGGCGTGACGCATGCATGGCGCTCGTGGTGCGCGCAGCTGCCTCTCGCATTCCCTGCTGAACCGGTCACTGAGTCACTGTTGGAGGAGGAGGCAGCGTGACCCCTCTCGCCGCCGCTCGCCGCGAGCGCGGCCTGACACAGCACGAGCTCGCGAACCGCGCGCGCGTGAGCGAAGACACCATCCGGCGGCTCGAACGCAGCGATTACACGCCCGTCCGGAGCACCGCGGAGAAGCTCGCCGCCGCGCTCGGGCTCCCCGTCGGCGCGCTGTTCGACGAGGCCGCCGTCAGCGTCCCAACCCGCGCGCGCGCCCCGCGCCCCGCCGCGCCGCTCGTTGCCGCGGCGCCCGTCGTGTCCGTGCCGCTGCCGCCGGTGTCGTTCGCGGAAGCCTACCGCGAGTACCTGGCGACGGAGGGCATCGACCCGCTGGAGTTGTTCGACGCCGCCCGAGAGTGCCGCCACGGCGAGATGACGCTGCCGGGACAGCCCATCCCGACGTGCGGCTGCTGGGACGACTGGGGGGCGACGTGACCGAGCCATACGACTTCCCCGAGGCTGTCGCCGCCGCGCGGCGCGCCGCCGAAGCGCAGAAGGCCGGCGAGCAAGCCGTCCGCGACGCTTCCGCGGACCTCGCCGAGAAGGAACGCCTCTACCGGCTCGCGCTCGCGAAACGCATCGTGGAGGTGCACGCCGAGGGCGCCGCGTGGACAGTGGCGCAGGACCTTGCGCGCGGCGACGAGACCGTCGCTCGGCTCCGGTATGAGCGGGACGTCGCGAAGGGCGTGTTCGACGCGGCCTCGCAGCGGGCGTGGCGGCACACCGCGGACCGCAAGGACGTCCTCGAGCTGATCGCGTGGTCGCGGCTCGTGCACGGCCACGACGCGGCCGGTCAGCAGCCGTCGTGGAGTCCCGAACTTCGGAGCGCCGCATGAACACCGACAAAGACCGCGCCGCTCGCGTGCACGCAGACGCGGAGGACCACCGCAACGAACGGCACTGCGCCCGCCGGCACGAGCAGGCCATCCGCGACTCCGAGCGCGAGCAGATGCTCCGGCGGGTGCGTGACCGCCTCCGCGCCGTAGGCCCGGTGGAGGACCCCACGCTCGCAGTCGACCACGACGGATGCACCGGGTAGATGCCGAGCGCCGAGACGATGCTTCGAGCGACCGAGGCGGCCCGCCGGCGCGAGCACGGGACCCGGGAGTCCGAGCGACTCGCCCGCGCCATCCGCGCGCTACTCACGCTCATCAACGCGGAAGGGCCGAAGTCGGCATGAGCAACCTCGACAACGGCGGCATCGTGGATGGCCGGTGGGCCATCGAGCCGGGCGGGCCAATCGCCGTCGAGCACTGGCCGGCGCGCGGCGATGCGTGCTGGAACCACGGTAGGCACTACCACTGCACCCGCTGCGGCGCCGTGACGTCCATGTACGGACACGCGCTAGGCGGCGGCGGGTTCTCCTGCGAGGCGAGCACGGGGACGGCGGAATGAGCCGCGAGCACGACAACGGAGATAGCGCCAGGAGGGTGATGGTGACGGCCGCAACGAAGACGGTGTACTTCTCATGTGCCTGCGAGCAATACGAGCGCAGCGGCGAGTGCGAGCACGCCCGTACCCACATCGCCGTTTTGGGTGAGATGGCACCGCATCTACAGGTGCTGCTCAGACCGTACGATTATGCGGGGGAGCACAACCGCAAGCGGATGCTCGACAACGATCCTCATTGGTCGTGTCGCCACCACCTTGCTCGCCGTGGTACTGCGATCACCGCAGAGATCGCGGCGGACCCCGACGAGGCTGCGGCACTCGACCGCGCCATGGAGCAAGCGCGGCGCGGCGAGTTGATTACGCAGGGGGAGTTGGACGCCGCACTTGAGGACGAGGAGGAACCCGAGGCATGAGCCTTGAGCGCCGCGTGCCGCTTCGGGCGGCCCCAAGAAGCAAGGGCGGGCGTGGCGAGCGTGAGGTCGTCGACCTTCTCCGCGCTAACGGATGGACCACCGCGCAAAGGAACTGGCGCAGCGGGGCCGGCGGCGGTGGAGACATCATCGGCGGTCCACCCGGTGTGCATATCGAGTGCAAGCGTCGCGAGCGCTGCGAGATTTGGTCGTGGATCGCGCAGGCCGAGGCCGAGGCGCGGCCGACGGACCTGCCGGCGGTGTTCTTCCGGCGCAATCGCTCGCAATGGTACGTCGCCATCCCCGCTGACGAGCTACTCGCGCTGCTGAAGCTGAGAGAGTCATGAGCCACCTAACTGCGTATGAGCGCGAAACCGTCGTTACCCTGAACGATGCCGACGAGTACGCGACGGTGTGGACAGCTCAACGGCGACGCATCACCGCACTGAAGAAGAACCCAGCTGCCGAACTGCTCGACGAGGGGTTCCACGGCAAGTCGGCGTGGGCGCAGTTCCGTATTCCGGCGCGTCTCGTGTCGTTCCGGTCGACACGGGTGAAGCGGGAATTGACTCCTGAGCAGCGCGCCGCCGCGGCGGACCGCCTTCGGAGGGCGCGCGCGTGACCGACTACCCGCTCATGTGGCGCGTAAAGGTCATCCGGCCCGAGTGGTTCGGGCGTCGCTGTCGCATCGTCATCCACGGCAATCGCGGTAACCGACTCATCGAGTTCGAGAACGGCGAGCGGATCGTCTGTCCTGGGACATACCTCAGGAGAGCACAGTCGTGACGCCCGAGGACCTCGCCGCGCAGTTCGACCTCGTCACCTGCCCCGACTGTGGTGGCTGCGGGCACCGCGATGTCGAACGCGGCCGCGATGTCATCCGCCGCTTGTGCCGCGCGTGCCGCGGCAGCGATGGCCGGTCGACGGGCCGGGTCCTGCGCGGACTGCCGCGCGGCGCCGCGTACGACGTCGTGCTCACGTACGGCGAGATTGCCGAGTCGGGGGCGGTGCGGGCGTGACGGCGTGGATTCGCATCGAGTGTGGTTGCTGCGGCGGCATCGAATGGGGCGGTGACTATCCGGTGGAGTGCCGGACGTGCCACGGCGGAGGGTTCCTCTGGGTTAGCGAGAGGGACCGGCTTGCCGAGTGGCCCGGTGGCCCGTTCCTTGGCATGTGGCCAGGGAAATTCACGCGCGCGTGCCTCCGAGTCGGGGTGGAGAAGGTGGGGGAATCAGCGTGACTTCACTCCCGTGCACAGGTAGGATTCGGTCACTTACTGAGTCGCCCCGGCGCCGCTCGCAACGGCCCGGGGCACGGCGACAAGGAGTGGGACCTTGACGCAGGACAAGCGTACCGGCCGCGGCACCCGCCTGGACGGCCACCTCTGGGCGGACCCCGCCATCATCGAAGCGGGCAACACGGCAGTCGGCGTGCTCGCTCGCCTGCTGTCCTACCTCGGGCCGCGAGCTGGGAGGCTCGTTCCCGCGGAAGTTGCCGCAAGCATCGAAGGCCAGGACCGCGGCGCAGTCGCATCGCTTGCTCGGGTAGGGCTCGTAGAGCTTCGTCCTGACGGGGGTGTCACGCTTGGCCGCGAGCGCGGCATCCTGTACTGCGAGACCCCGTGGGACCGCCGCCGTCGGTTGCTGGAACGAGCACAGGGGCACGCGACCGCGGCGCAGATTGCAGCGCGCGTCGCGTTCTACGGCGGGCTGTGCTGGATCTGCCGCACGGCGCCATACACGGCCATCGACCACGTCAAGCCGCTCGCCGTCGGCGGCAGCAACTGGCCGGCGAACCTGCGACCAGCGTGCACGTCATGCAACGCCCGCAAGGGCGCCCAGTGGCCTTTTGGGAGGACGATGTGACCTGGGCGAAGATGGACGACCGCTACGACGACTCCCGCAAGGTCAAGCGGGCGTGGCGAGGCCACCCGCGCGCCGTCGGGTTGCACGCGATGGCCGTGACGCATTGCGCGCGGCACAACACGGACGGGCTCATCGACCCTGAGTGGATCGCCGAGAAGCTGCCGACAACGCGGGAGCGGCACGCGGTGCTACGGGTGCTCGAGGACTGCGAGCTGTTCCACCGCATTCCGGCGGGCGAATCGTTGACCGTCACCGACCGCGACGGGAACACGCTCGCGCTCCAGTCGCCGTACGCCGGCGAGGAGGCGTGGGTGGTCCACGACTACCTCCAGTACAACGACTCCTCGGTGCAGCGGGAGACCGCGCTTGCCTGGGACCGCAAGCGCAAGGAACTGGAACGCGACCGCGCGCTCATCGCTGCCATCCGGGAGCGCGACGGAGACCGTTGCCGCTACTGCGGCAAGGCGGTGAACTGGCGTGACCGGCGCAGTTCCTCGGGCGGGACGTATGACCATGTCGAGCCGCGCGGCGACAACTCGCTGGCCAATGTGGTCGTTGCGTGCCGCGGGTGCAACCTGCGCAAGAACAACCGCACACCCGACGGCGCGGGGATGCCGCTTCTACCCGCGGGCCAAATCGCATCTAGCCCGCGGGCTAGGTCTGGGCTAGATGCATCTAGCCCACGTTCTGCACTACCCGACCCGACCCGACCCGACCCGACCTTAAACCCCCCCGGCCCCCCGCCGAGCGGGGGGAGGAAACGCGAGAGGGAGCGTTGGGAGCAGGAGGCTGCCGGATGGGCACGAGGCTGCGGTGTCGACGGGCCTCCCGAGTCACTGACGAGGGCGGTCGGTCAGTTCGGCGGAGGCACGCCGAAGCAATTCCGGGACTTCTGCCGGGTGCAGTTCGTCCGTTCGCTCACTGTGGCGGATGAGCCGCAACTCACGGTGGTGTCGGGAGAGGCGGCGTGACTGTGCACCGCGCCGACGACCGCCATGCGGCTGGTCTGCCGTTGGACGCGGTGGGTCGCCGGCCGCGTCTCGGTCCGCGCCGCCCGGGCTTTCTCGCGGCGCTCCCGGGAGGCGAGGCGGCGTGACGGGGCCTGAGGACAGCCTGACGCTCGATGTCGCGGCGCGCGAGCGGGCGACCGAGGCGCTCGGCAACGCAATCGAGCACGGCTATCGCAACCACTGGTGCGCGGAGTGGATGGAGGACGGCGTGTGCACCGTCTGCTGGGAGATTGCGGCCGATGTCGTCCGCGCCGCAGAGGGCCTGCGGATGTGCTCGCGATGCAAGGGTCAAGGGGTTGTGGATGGTGGCTATGGGACGGTGAGCTGCTGCCCGGAGTGCGGCGGCAACGGCTTGGAGGTCGCGGCGTGACCGTCCACCAGCTCGGCCACACGAGCAACGGCCACGTCAGCGCGTACCCCGCCTCGACGGTGCGGGAAGCCCGCGAGCTCGCCGCCGCCGGGTGGAAGCCGATGGAAATCGTTCGTATCCTCGCTCGCCGTGGCGTGGACCCGTTGCCGTCGGCGGGAGCGGTGAAGTGGTGGCTGCGCGGCACGCTGGACATTGAGGCGCAGATGGAGGCGCAGCGTCGCCACAAGGCGCGCCGGAGCGCGGAGCGCAGCGGCGGCAGGATGCTCGGCGGCCGGCCGCGGACGCCGGAGTTCAAGCTCGCTCGTGCCCGGGCGCTGAGGGCTGAGGGGTTGAGCGTTCGGGCGGTCGCGACGGTGATGTCGTTCGATTTCGAGCCGGTGTCGGAGCGGCAGGTCAGGCACGCTTTGGAGGCGGGGCGGTGGCCGGACGCGACGGGAGAGGACGCGGCGTGAGCGGTCTCGGTGAGAGCGCGGTGGAGCGTGCAGAGATGGCGCTGACCATGTTCGTGTTCCCCGGGGTCGTGGTTCCGCGTCGCGAGATGGCTGAGGCCGTTTGCCGGGCGCTGTCGCACAACGAGGACCCACGTATCGGGACCGCGAAGATGGTCGTGCGGATGCCGAAGGCGTGCTACCGCGACGACGACCGCGCGACGTACGCCTGCTCGCGATGCAATGGCATGGGCAAGGTTCAGCAACTCGGCTCCGACCCTGAGGACCCGTCGTGAGCAGCGAGCGCAGCGTCCGGGACCTCACCGCGGAAGCCACCCAGGCCACGGCGTTGTCGGAGGCGACGGGGGAGACGCTGACGACGCTCGCGCGGTTGTACGGCGAGGAGACGCCGGCGTGAGCGACGCGCGCTCCGACACGCTGCGGGCGCTCGCCGCGCTCCCGACTGCGGAGCCCGAGCGGTACGTGACGAGGCAGGAACTCGCTGCGCTCATGGGCGTGTCCACGAAGCAGATCGATCGGTGGAAGGATCAAGGGATGCCCTACGAGAGCTGGGGTCTCCGCGTGACCCGCTACAAGCCGTCCGTCGCGATTCAATGGGTGCGCGCCCGCCGGAGAGCCGCATGAGGAAAGGACACGGCATGAGCGAGAACCACGCCATCGAGTTGCTGACTATGGACGACGAGGGCCGAGCGGTCGAAGGCATGAAGGTCCCGGAGGACCGAGCGCCAGCGATCATCTACGAGTCCCGCGATGTCGATGACCGCCGCCGCGCGTACGTCCACAAGTTCTTCCGCTACGACGGCAACGGCCAGCCGATCCCCGACACGCTCGTCCGGTTCCTCGTCCCCGACTACATGCTCGCGGACGGGTTCCCGACGCCACTGGCTTGCCGTCTCGTCGCGGAGCGGATGGGTTGGGACCAAGACTCGCGCGGTAGCCGCGGTGGGGGGAGCCAATGACCGTCCAGAAGCGCCCAAACGGCCGCTACGCCGTCACCGTCTATGACCCGACGGTCGGGCGCCGCCGCCAGCTCGGCGCGTGGTCCGGGCACGCCACCGGCACGTTCGACACCAAGCGCGAAGCTCGCCAAGCCGAAGCCGAGGCGAAGACCCGTCGCGGCCGCACCGCCGACTCCGAGACCGTCGCGTCGTTCACCGCCCGATGGGTTACGGACTTCCCGCGGCCGAAGGCGAGCACGAACCGTCATAACGCCGAGCGCGTCAGCGACTTCGCGGCGCAGCACGGCCGGCTCAGGATGAGCGACGTCGACGCCCGACTGGTGGACCGCTATCTGTCAGCGGACCCGCAGCGCAAGCAGCGCGTCCCCGCGCTCAGGGCGATGTTCAACGACGCCAAGCGCCGCGGCGTCGTCACGAGCAACCCGTTCGCGGAACTCGGCATCAGGCGGGCGAAGGGCAACGAGGGCAAGCAGCCGCCGTCGCAGGAGCAGGTCTCGCGGATGCTGGAACTGGCGTGGGACCTCACGCCGCCGTCGTTCGCCGCGTGGCTGTCGGTGGCGTGTTACACGGGGATGCGCCCCGGCGAGCTCGATGCGCTCCGGTGGTCGCGCATCGACTTCTCCGGTGGCTGGGTTCAGGTGCTCGAGCAGTGGAACGTCGGCGCTCGGGCGTTCACGGAGCCGAAGAAGGGGCCGCGGGAGATAGCGCTGACGGACCCGGCGCGCGCGGCGTTGCTCCGGTTGCCGCGGGAGTGCGAATGGGCGTTCCCGACGGTCCGCGGGGCGTGGTACACGCCGTCGAGCCGCAGCCACCACTGGAACCGGGTGCGGTGCGCGGCGGGGATGCCGGACGTGACGCTGTATCTCGCAACGAGGCACTTCGCGGGCTGGTGGCTGACGAACATCGCGGAGCTACCGTCGGAGGACGTGGCGTTGCAACTCGGCCATAGCGACGGCGGTCAGCTCATCAGGCGGCTCTATGGGCACCGGGATAGGAGGCGTGCGTTGGAGCGCGTGAAGCAGGCGTACGCGGAGCACGGGAGTGTGCGGCCGCTGCGGGTGGTGCGGGAGGACACGGCATGAGCGACCTGTACGACGACGCGCTAGTGGCGGCCTATGTCCACGACACGATGCTGTGCTCGTTCTGGCACCGCATGCGTTCGATGCCTGCGTACGAGCCGCTCCATGCTCGGGGCGATGAGGCTGTTCCCGCGATCCTACGCGCGCTTGAGCGTGGCGACGGTGGCATGAATCTCGTCGGGATGCTGCACGAGATCACGGGCGAGTCGCCGGACCATGAGGCCGTTGTCGTTGAGGACGGCTGGGCGAAGTGGACGGTCCAAGATGCGGTCGACGCCTGGGTCGCGTGGGGCAAGGAAACCGGCCTGTTGGGTAGCCCTGACGGTAGCCAAACTGCGCAGGAGCAGGGATAATGCACTGTCTCCCCGACTCAACCCCGCGTTGTGACTCGGAGCGACCGGGGGCGACTGGAGCCCCCGGGACTTCGGGCGTGAGCAGGGAAACCTGGCGTTACGTCGCGGAACCGGCCGAAACCGCGACTCCGCAACGCGGTAGCCAGCCGGTAGCCCGCCGGCTACCGAACCCCAGCGGACAATGCCTCTGCGGCTGCGGACTCCGAACGCCGCGGGCACCCCAAACGCGGAGTGATCGCGGGTGGATCAAGGGAGAGCACGTCCGTTTCGCGAAGCCCGCCCACGCTCGCCGCTATTACGCGCAGCTTCGCCCCGCCCCTACCTGCGAGCGATGCGGGCGGTCGGTCAGTCGCCGTCAGCATCGCTACTGCCGCTGGTGCGCCAACCTCGGGAAGCGCCACGTTGGTCGCAAGATGTCCATTCCTAGCCCCCTGAAAGGACGAACGCGAGGCCCCGAGCCGCGCCTGTTCGCGGCTGACTACCTACCTGCCATGCGGGCATGGGCAGCAGCGCACGGCGGGCGCGCCCCATCCTTGAACGAGTGGCGGAGAACTCGGCCACCAGGATCATGTTCGGCTTTCGTGTTCATTCGCGACTACGGGAGTTGGGTGGCTGCCGTAAGCGCAGCGGGCCTAACGCCATTGCGGAGCCGGTGGGATATAGAAGCGGCGCGATCAGAGATGGAATCGCGCGCCTATAGCAAGGCTCGGCAGATGGTCAGTGCGCGCTCATTGAGCGATGCCCTCCCTGGCACCGTCAAGCACTTCGCGTGATCGTGGAACTTCCGAACTCTTCTCAGCCGACGGCGGCAGGCGCGGTTCCTGCCGGGGGTGCTCCACCGGCGGCTGTGGTCGACCTGAGCGTGAGGAGGAAAGCGACGTGAGTGATCGGCTACCCGAGCCTGAAGATGTGCGCCGAGCGCGCGCAGTCATGGAGCAGCACTACGGCGAGCCGGTCCGTCCGGTGTCGCACTACTGCGAACGCCTCGCGAGCTACGCCGATGGTCTCAACCAGGCCATCGAGGACCATCAACCCGAGTACGGATGCGTATGCGGCCCGTTCGCGTCGGTTGAGGCGGCTGCGACGGTCCGTGACGGCCTGCGGCTACTCAACCAGTGGCGCTTCAAGTCGCACCTGTTGTGGCGGCTGATCTACGCCGACGAGTCGCTGCGCACCCAAAAGTGCCCGGTTCACAAGGGGCACTGGAGTGGTTGCTACTGGCCCGGCGACGAATGCGAGCACGGCTGCGCCACCTACGGCAACACGTCGGGGTGGATAGCCCTGACGCCCGAGCGGTCCGGTGCCGGTCGTGCAGGACCGATCCCGGTGGTCGCACGACTCAGGGCTGACCTCGGGGGAACCGACGGGGGCAGCGGTGCCTAACGCCGCTCTACAGCGCGGTTTCTGTCCTTCCGGGGGTGCTCCGCCGGCCACGCTGCGGCGTGCTGCGCCGGGCTGCGAGCCGCCGCGCCGAGCCACGGAGGAATGCGGGCTCGCGGCCATCCGGCCGTGCGGCTCGGGGTCACGGCATGGGCAGCGGCTGCCCACCTTCGGGGGCAACGTGGGCAAGGAGGAGGCATGACCAGGGCTGTTGCGCTGCCGCGAGCAAGGCGCCGCCGCAAGCGGCCGTTGTCGCCCCTGGGCAAGATCGCGCTGGGGCTCTTCATGCTCGCCTGTCTATCCCTTTCGTGGAACATCATCGAGATGGGGACCGGCGTGGCCGACTCCTGGGACTACGCCGGGGCTTGTATCGACGTGCTGTGTGCGTCGTTCTGGTGGCCGATCCTGCGACGCGAGTGGAGCAAGCGCGATGCCTGATCCCGTCCGCGTCGACACTCTCGCGCGCCCGTCGCTCTACTCGCGGGCGCAACTCTCGCGCGCCGTCCGGATCGCGGAGGCGCTGAACCGAGGAAAGCTCGTGATCGTCGAGCCTCCGAGGAAGGAGACCCCGTGAGTTGGTGGTTCGTGTTGCTGTGTGTCTACGGCCTGGCGTTGATGGCCGGGGTAGCTGCCCACGCGGATGGTCCGGAGCGGGGATTCGTACGGGATTGGCTCGTGATCGGGACTGCGCTTGCTGTGCCTGCCATGGCAGCTTGGGCGGTGGCGTCGTGATCGTGGAGCCCCCGAGGAAGGAGCCGCACCGATGACCGAAGGGGACGGGATGGCGGGTATGAGGCGTCGTGTCCGAGCGCGGACATGCTCGTGTCACAACCGGGGTCGCTCGCGGCTTATCTGACCATGCCGAGAGACGCAGCAGGACGCTACGACACCGCCAACCAGCGCGCAGCGAAGGTCCGCAGCGCCGAGCGCCGCAAGTGCCCGTCATGTCAGCGCAAGGGCGCGATGGTCAAGGCGCCGGATCACCCGTTCGCTCGCGCCTACTGCCGGTGGTGCGGATACACGAGGCCGCGCGATGACTCATAACCCGCCTTCCGGAAAGACGGAGTCGGTGGGCATCGTCGAGCTGGCTGCTCGTCTGCGGGTGGCGGCGAGCCAGGACAAGTGCGTCTGTGGCGAGAACGCCGGGCATGTCGGCTGGCTCGTCTGCGTCCTTTCTGAGGAGCCAACGCCATGAGCAGTCGCCTCGCGTGCTGGTTGCACGGACACTCGTGGGGACCATGGGACCCGCGAGTGTGGGAGAACGTGTTCGGTACGCCGTTTCATGTTCGTTGGTGCCGACAGTGTGGTGCGATGGACAGAAGGGCGACTGGAGGATGACCGGGACGGAGTGGCGGAGAGCGGGCGAGGTCGCTGCGCGTTGGGATGAGAAGACGGCCCATGCCCGCTAACCAGGCGACACCGATGACCGAAGGGGACGGAGTGGCGGAGAGCGGGCGTAGGGTGGAACCGTTCGCGATGTGGATTCCTCGCGATGAGCGGGACGGGAGCGACCCCACACGTCTCTTTCTCGTCCGAGGCGTGGTGTTCGTCCGCTTCGGCATCGGCGGTGAATGGGGATGCATCGGTGTCGAGATCGCGCGCAATGCCCGCTAAGCCACCGTATGGAAAGAGCGAGTGCAGCCACGGGGGCGCCATCTGCCCGCCGCCCCAAGGCGAGGTCTTCTGGAAGAAGTACGGCATCACGGCGGTCGGCAAGCGGCGGTGCGAGTGTTGCGGTCGCTTCTACGACGTTCCGTGTCCGATCTGCACGCCCGTCCCTCCCCCGGAGCCCGCGCCATGAGCACGAACGTGCCGGCGCACATCGCTCGAGCCATCGCCCGCGGCGCCGCCAGCACCCTCCGCGTCCCCGTCGACCGCAGACTCCTGCGCCACCCGCTCCCCCCAGCCAAACGCGGCGACAGCAAACCCTTCCACCCCGCCGCAGGCCAGCCGGTCACCCTCGCCGGCGTCACCCCCACCGTCAAAGAGGGCCGCCGCGCGTACGACATCGCGTGCCACGTCACCGTCACGGTGCATCGCGTCGACCGCGGCCCGCTCGGGCATCTCACCGCCGAGCAGGCGGGCATGGAGGGCTACCCGTCCCCGACCGCGTTCGAGGTGGCGTGGGTGCAGCGCCACGACCGCGCGTGGCTCGACGGGCAGGAGATCATCCTCCGCGAGCTCGGGGAGGCCGACGACGACATCCGCGAGGCGCTGACGGAGTTCGCGCTCGCTCGGTACCGGTACCGGTGGTCGCTGCGGGAAGCGTGGACGCTGCACGTCACCGCGGCGCACGACATCGACCAGTACCTCGCGCCGACCGACCGGCCGGGCGGTTCCATGCTCGGGTACGTGACGTCACCGGCGGCGGCGATGCCCGGGGAGCCGCCCGTCGTGTTCACCAGCCAGCTCGACAAGCGGTGGCGGCTCGGCGCCGAGAAACGTCACGGTAAGGCGCGTGCCGAACGAGAGAGTGCTGAGCGGCAAGCCCGCGAGCTGCTCGACGCGGAGGAGCGCATGCGCCGCGCGCGGGAAGCCGCCCGAATGAACCACGTGGACGTTCACGACGAACTACGGCTTGCCCGGAAGTACGCTCGCGAGCACGCGCAGGGAAAGCGCTCCGAAGCGGCCGTGCTGCGGCAAGTCGAACGCGTCGAAACCATCGCTTACCGCGACGCTGCATAGAGCCGTCCGATGTGTGGGTACTATGTGCCGCGAGCGGCACTCGCCGGCGGTTGACTCTCACACCGTGACCCGGCCACCAGGCCACGAAGGGACGGACATCGAGGGTCACGGACATCGACCGCGCGTACTCCGCGTCCCCGAAAAGCGCCCGCGCCACTGGGCGGAAGAACCGCGTCGCTCGGCGGCGCGGCGGGGGCCGTGTGACTCCACGGCGTCCCCTTTCGTTGGGTTTGCCTCGGGTCGGGCCGGTGAGAACGGTTTGGCCCGGGGCTTGCCCGCGGATTAGCGGACACCGCATATCCCTCGCGCCCCCTGGGGGGAGCCGTGATGCTCACTCAGCAACGCATCCACGGGTGCGAGCAACGCCTCACCGAAGTCACCGCCGAGCTTCGCGTCACCGACCCGGGCGCCCGGTACGACGAGCTGCTTGACGAGCAGCGGTTCCTCGAGACGTACCTTGTGTTCCTTCGCGCTGGGCTGGTGCCGAATGGGTAGCGAACGCAAAGCGGACCTTCGTGGTGCGCTCCAGCGGGAAGGCCAAGCGGCCGACGAGGAACTCGCGGAGGCGATCGTCACGAAGTACGCGGCTGTCGTGGAGTGGATGGCGCCGGACGGCAACCGGTGGCTGCACCTCGTCTCAGGTGACGCCGGCGACGAGGACGAGGGCCTTCACCGCTGGGACGTGCAGGGCATGTTCTTCAACGTGTTGTACGACCCGGCGTGGCAACCGGACGGCGACGATGAGTAGCGCTCGATGACCACCGCCAAGAAGTACCCGCGTCGCATCATCCCGCTCTGCTGGAGCTTCAAGTGGCGGCAGTGGCGCCGTCGGCTTCTCACCAAACGGGCCCCGAGCGAACCGGGGATGCGCCACCACTGGGAGGAGCAGATCGAACTCGTCCGGGCGTTTCTGCGAGGCCGTGGCGGATGAACCCCCGGCGTGCACGGCAGAATGGATGCTCCTCCCGCCCCGGAGAGTCCTGCTCGCCGACGTCGTCCCGTCGCACGACACGAACCCCGACTTCGTCGCGAGCAAGCACCGTTGCTGGTGGCGCTCCCATTCGGGGGATATCTATTCGCATGGGGTCCGTCTCCCTGACGGCCGAGTTGCTCTGCTCGACGGGCACCATCGAGTTCGCCGTGAACTTGACCTGGGGCGCCGATGGACGTGGATGAGGGTGTGGGAGCCGAACCGTGAGAGCTGAGCCGTGGGCGGGGTACGCCCGCCAATCCAAACAGGCCCGCGAAGCGATGCTCCGCCGCAAGATCGAACTCGCGCGCGAACGCGGCGACTACGCGTACTGCGTCGCTCTCGCGTCCGCCGTCGTCGGGTACGAGCCGCGACTCACGCGGCTACGCCGCCGCGCCGGGGAGCTTCATAGGCGCGCTTTGTCCTGGCAGAGGTCGTGAGTCGAACATCCCTGCACGACGTCTACGGGGAGAACGTCGCGCAGATGTAAGAAATCGGGCGAGAGGTACGGCTAGATGGGTATGGATACCTTCCGGCGTCGGTCCCATCGCACAAGCCACGAGCATCGCGCTGACGCGCTCGCCGATCTCCTCGCTCGCGTCCTGCGCCAGTACCACCAGGCGGTCGCGACGAACACGCTTGAGCACTACTGCGGCTCGTGCGCGACCGATGTGGCGATCTTCAAGCGCAAGGCTCAGGAACTCGGAGTGGACGTCCAGGAGCGACGCTAGCTCACATCTGGCTTGCCGTCATTGCCCACGATGAAGCGGTCGAAGTCCGAGCGGGTGATGCCACATTGCGGGCAGTGGTCGTCCTCAACGTTCCAGACCCCCGTCTTGTGGGAGTGCGCGTCCTTTGCGGGACAGACCTTGTAGAGCATCCGGATCGCGAGACGTTCCATGTGGGCGTCTCCGCCACGTTCAGGCATGGACCGGACACCCGCCCTTGAAGCCGCCCCGTGCGATGAGATCCGGCGGGCAGATGCACTCGGGCCCGTCATCGACTTCGTCGACTTCGTCCCACGCTCCGTCGGCGACAAGCAACTCGACGCCATCGCTTAGGTCCATGCAGAAGTCCGGGAACAGCGCCTCAAACTTCTTGACTGCTTCCTCGTCGGAGTCGGCCGTGACCTTGACCCACGCGTTCGCGATGTAGGTCTTCCTCATAGCCCTGCCATCTCCTCTAGGCGCGCGAGGCGCCGCTCGTGGTCGAACAAGGTGCGTCCGTGCTCGTTCAGACGCGCGCTGAAGTCTGGTGCCTGCTCGCGCAGGACCAACGTCGTACGGATGTAGTCGCTGAGCGACTGCCCCGCCTCGGCTGCGCGCCGCTCAAGGCCGGCGCGCTCCTCCGGGCGAACGCGGAACGTGATCGTGTCGGGCATCACGTCGCGTCTTCGGCAAGGTGAGCCCTCACTAGATCTCGCGCTGCGCTGCACCTATCGGCGAGCGGCTTTTGGAAGCGCGTCCAGGGGGACCAGCGCGGATCGTCGGGGTACGGCTTGGTGTCGGCGAACGCGATTAGATGCCTGATCGTCCTCGACAACGCGCACTCGATCTGTTCTAGCTCGTCGCGGGGGAGGGCGACTGAGTCAGACATTGTCGACCGGGAGCTTCGCGGCCTGGCGCAGTGCCTCGCGCTTGCTCATGCGCTCGGTGAACCGGATCTCGTAGCCGTCGGGGAAGACGACCTTGGTGGCCTTGCGGATGTGGCGGCCGCTGCGGGTGGTGAGCCTGTAGGTCTCGACTCGAATCTGCTGCGCGTTGGTCATAGGACAAATATACGACGTACGTCTTACGGTGTCAAGTAGTCCCTGTCCTTGCTCGGACACGAGGGCGTGACATGAGCCAGAAGTCCCCGCCCACACCGCCGCCCGGCGGCACGCTCGCGTTCCTCGGCACCGCCGTGTTCTTCCTCGGCTTCAGCCTCGGCTACCTCGTCTGCCACGCCTTCTAAGGGAGCACCCATGGCCGCAGTCACCATCGACGTCGTCATCGTGCTGATCGTGAGGGCGCTGTGAGCAGCGAGTGGCAGGACCGCATCCACCCCGGCGACTTCAGCCGCGCCATGCTCGCCGGCCTCGGCATCCCCATAACCCTCGGCGCCAGCTACAGGGAGTTGCGCGTCGCTGAGGCCGAACTCACCGACGCCCTTGAGGACGACATCGCCGCGTTCCAGCGTCGTCTCGAGCGGCAGCTCGAGGAACTCCGCGCCGAGATGAAGCGCCAGAACGACATCCACGAGCGCGTCGTCGCGATCAGCGGCCGAGAAGTAGTCCGGACGCTCGCCGACCTCGTCAGCGGCGAGATCGGCGGCCGCATCACCTCGCGCCTCGAACTCCGGGGGCATGGGCGTGATCATCATGGTGTCCTAGGCCCCGGTCGCCTGGTGCCCGTCGCGCCGGATCCCACCTCCAAGACCGTCGAGACCAAGCGCCCCGACGACGACCCCGCATGGACCAAAGCCGTAATCGCCCAGGCAGACGGAACCTGTGAGTATGTTCACGCAGGGGAGCGGTGCACAGGCAAGACCGACCTCAAGGCGTACGCGCCCCGCCCGACCAAGCGCCCCGAGGAGGGAGCGGCTCTCTGTCCTTCCCATTACGACATGGTCGTCAAGGGCACCGAGGAGTAAGCGGTGAAGCACGGAAGCTGCGGGTGCCCGACGTTCTACTTTGCCGTGCCGAAAGGGCAAGGGGAACTGGACTACATCCTCGGGCGAGCGGGCGCGATTCGCCCTGTGCGCCTCCGGTGTCGCCGCGACCGACGTGAGGCGCACCGCTCGGGCCACCACGTCTTCGCGCAGCAAGTCCACTCTCCCAGGTGCGCGACCACCACATCGGTCGTCAACGGCAAGGAATAGCTGGCGATGGCGCTGGAAGTCGAAATCGCGGTCTTCGATACTGCCACGGACGAGCTTGTGTGGAGCGCCACGATCGACGATCTCGACCAGTTCGAAGGCGAAATACCACTCGGGACCTTCACCTGCAACGGCGACGTTGAGGTCATGTGGAGCTGGGTGCGAACCAGCCCAACGCTCTAGAGAGCCATCCGCCCACCACGCCCGCTCATGCCACCGCAGCATCGACCCATACGCCCGATAAACGCTGACGACCTCGCGACCACCATCGCGAACATCCTCAAAGATCGTCCGGTGAACATTGATGGTCTTGCGGCTTATCGAGACCGCCTCCGCGGCATGACTCTGGTGCAGCTCAAGGCCGAGCGGGCGCGTCTCACCGACGCAGCGAGCGGCACCGGTAACATGAGTGGCGGCAGGAAGCCTCCTGGCTCCCCTGTCCATCGCTGCTCAGGCCGCCTGCCGGACTAGTCACCCGGCGCGAAGGGCGGCCTGATGCATCCCACAGACGATCACGAGCGCGCCGAGGAGATCAAGCGCGCCCGCGAACAGCAGCTCCGCGAAGCGCACGAGAGCGGCGACATCCAAGCCATGATCGCTGCGACACGGGCGCTCACCCTCGCAGTCAGACGTTGCGCCGAACTCGACGAGCAAGCACACGAGGCGACCCGGAACGACGAGTCGACCCTGCGCGACCTCGCGGAACAACTCCGCCACGCCGCTGTCCAATCAACAACCATCCCCCCACTCGCGACGGGCAAAGCACGAGCGACCACCCCAAGCCAAACCATGCGCACCGTCACCGTCCTCACCGGCGGACAAACCCACTGGCGAGACCAACCCCGACCCAACCCCTGCCCCCGATGCCGAGGCTGGGGCACAGTCCGCGAAGTCGTCAGCGCCACCGGCCGAACCACATGGATCGGCTGCCCCCGATGCCGCATGACCGGCACGCGGCCCCAAGCCAAACCCAAGATCCGGGCCAACACCCCAGGGGAGGGGGGCAGGGACCCCTCGAGAACACGATGAGAGCGCTTCACCCCGCCAGTCGCGATTTCCCTCTCCGGGGCGTGTAGGCCGTGCCTTGGGGTGGGACGGTGGAGCACGGGTATGGCGCGGCGCATCGGCGGTTGCGTCGGCGTTGGGCGCGTGAGGTGGCGTTGGGCGGCGTGGTGTGTTGGCGGTGTTCGCGGGTGATTGCTCCGGGCGAGCCGTGGGATTTGGGGCATGCGGATGAGGATCGGTCGCGGTACATGGGTCCTGAGCACGCGGCGTGTAATCGGGCGACTTCGGGCCGGAAGCGCCGTTCTTCGCGGGAGTGGTGATGGCGGATTCGCGCGTTGTGCCTGAGGTGCCGCGCCGCGACGACGCGTTCCTGCGTGATGGCGTTCGCGTGTGTCCGCTTGCGGGGAATGAGCCGCGCGTGGTGTGCTGGTGGGTCGAGCAGGGCCATCCGACCGGCGGGCCTCGTTGTGCGTGCTCACCGCCGCCGGAGTTGTGGAGGCGCGGTCATGTCGGCACGTAAGGCGGGTGCGTCGGTGCGCAGGGCGGTGGAGCGGCGCGACCGCGAGGCGGTGCTAGCGGCGACCGCGGCGGTGCTGGCGGACGGTCTTGACGGCGCGTCGTCGCTGACGTCGAAGAGTATGGCGGCGAAGGCGCTGGTCGATGTGCTGCGCGAGCTGGAGGCTGTGGCGCCGGCGGAGAAGGAGAACGATGGTCTCGATGACCTCGCCGCTCGCCGAGCCGCCCGTCGTGCTCGGGGCGCAGCGGCCCAGGATTCTGCACGTTCCTGAGTTCGCCGCGTCGACGGGCGACGAGGCGTGCGAGCTCGCCGCGATGGCGGGCTTGTTCATGGATGACTGGCAGCGGTTCGTGCTGGTGAACGCGCTGGGGGAGCGCGCGGACGGCAAGTGGGCGGCTCGCCGCGTCGGCGTGGAGGTGCCGCGCCAGAACGGCAAGGGCGGTCTTCTGGAGGCCCGCGAGCTCGCCGGCTTGTTTCTTCTCGGTGAGCGGCTGATCATTCACTCGGCGCACGAGTTCGCGACGGCTGAGCAGGCGCTCGAGCGGATGGCGGCGCTGCTGGAGGGCTGCCCGGAGCTGTGGAAGCGCGTGAAGACGGTCAAGCGGTCGCACGGCCAGGAGGGCGTGTACCTGAAGGACGGCCGGGCGTTGCGTTACAAGACGCGCACGAAGGGCGGCGGCCGCGGGTTCACGGCGGACTGCGTGATTCTCGACGAGGCGATGCACATCCCGGAGGCGATGCACGGCGCGCTGTTCCCGACGTTGCGGGCCATCCCGAATCCGCAGGTGTGGTACACGGGCTCCGCGGTCGATCAGGAGGAGATGGAGCACGGCGTGGTGTTCTCTCGCGTCCGCGAGCAGGCCGTGCGGGGTGAGGTGCAGGGCTTGGCGTACTTCGGCTGGTCGCCGCCGTTTGAGCACCCGAACGAGATCCCGGAGTCGGCGCTGACGGACCCGGCGGTGTGGGCGCAGGCGAACCCGGCGCTGGGGATCAGGATCGACGCGGGCTACATGCTCCAGGAGTTCGAGTCGATGGATCGCCGCACGTTCGCGGTGGAGCTCCTTGGTGTCGGTGACTGGCCGCGCGTGAGCGGCGAGGACGGCTCGGTGATCAGCGTGAGGTCGTGGCTGTCGCTCATGGACCCGCAGTCGGAGCCGACGGACCCGGTCGTGTTCTTCTTCGACGTGGCACCGGACCGGTCGGGCGCGGCTATCGCGGTCGCCGGTATGCGCGACGACGGGCTGTCGCACGTGGAGGTCGTGGAACACAAGCGCGGCACGGGCTGGGTTCCGGCGCGGCTGAAGGGGCTCGTGGAGAAGCACGCGCCCGCGGCGGTGCTGTACACGGGCAAGGCGGCCGGGTCGCTGGTGACGGACCTCGAGAGCGAGGGCGTGTACCCGGAGGGCCTGACGGCGGCTGAGACGGTGGAGGCGTGCGGCCTGTTCTACGACGCGGTCGATCAGCGGACGCTGCGGCATCTCGGGACGGCTGAGATGGTGTCGGCGCTGAAGGGCGCGGCGAAGCGCGAGCTCGAGGAAGCGTGGGCGTGGTCCCGGAAGTCGTCGAGCGTGGACATCACGCCGCTGGTGGCTTGCACGGGCGCGCTGTGGGGCGCGAAGAACAAGACCGCGACCGGGGAGCCGTGTTTCGCGTGGGCCGACTGACCGCGTTCACGTTCATCTTCCTGGGCGCGATCCTGGCGCTCACCGGGGTCGCCGACGTGCTCGGTGTTCCCGATGGCTACGTGGCGATCATGGCGGGCGCGGGGATGGTGCTCTACGGCCTGCTAGGGGTCGATGTTGACCGGAGGCAGTAGTGGCGAACCTCATCCGCAGCCTCCTCAACCGTCAACCTGAGCGCGGCGGCGCGACGCTCCCCTTGTCGCTCGATGAGTGGGCGTCGTACTTCACGTTCAACGGCACCGGGTACCCGTTCATCCTCGGCTCCGGCGGCGGCGCCGGGCAGCCCGGCGAGAACGCCGAAGCAAACTTCCGCGGGTACGTCGAGGGTGTCTACAAGCGCAACGGCGTCGTGTTCGCGTGCATCGCCGCTCGGCAACTGCTGTTCAGCGAGGCGCGGTTTCAGTTCCGGCGGCTCAGGGACGGCCGGCCCGGCGACCTGTTCGGCACGCAGGCGCTCGCGATCCTCGAGGAACCGTGGGAGAACGCGACCACCGGCGACCTGCTGACGCGCGCGATTCTCGACGTCGACCTCGCCGGGAACTTCTTCGCGGTCCGCCGCGGCACTACGATCCGCCGGCTCCGCCCGGACTGGGTGACGATCGTCAGCGGGTCCCGCACCGGGTCCGAGATCGACACGGAGCTCGCGGGGTACGTGTACGAGCCGGGCGGCCCAGGGTCCGGGGAGGACCCGGTGATGCTGCTCCCGGAGGCGGTGTGTCATTTCGCGCCGCTGCCGGATCCGGACGCGAAGTTCCGCGGCATGTCGTGGCTGTCGCCGATCATCGATGACGTTCTCGGCGACGGCGCGGCGACGATGCACAAGCGGCAGTTCTTTCAGAACGGCGCGAACCTCGGGTACGTCGTCACGCTCGACCCCGAAGGGAAGCTGAACAACGAGAACTTCAAGCGGTGGGTCGACATCTTCCGCTCCGGGCACGAGGGCCCCGCCAACGCGTTCAAGACCCTGTTTCTGTCCCGCGGTGCTGACGTGAAGGTGGTCGGCACCGACCTGCGGCAACTGGACTTCAAAGCGACGCAGGGAGCCGGCGAGACACGGATCTGCGCGGCGGCGAGAGTGCCGCCGATCATCGCGGGGTTCAGCGAGGGCCTCGAGTCCGCGACGTACTCGAACTACGGGCAGGCGCGGCGCGCGTTCGCCGACCTGACGATGCGGCCGTTGTGGCGGAACATGGCCGGGTCGCTCCAGACGATCGTGGACACCCCGCCGGACGCGCTTTTGTGGTACGACGACCGTGACATCCCGTTCCTTCAGGAGGACATGAAGGACGAGGCCGAGATCCAGCAGATGCAGGCGAACACGATCGCCGCGCTGGTCCGGGAGGGATTCACGTCGGAGTCGGCGGTCGCCGCGGTGATGAACGGCGACATGTCGATGCTCAAGCACACCGGCCTGTTCAGTGTGCAGTTGCAGAAGCCGGGCGCGGAGGACGCGCCGGCGGCGCCGTCGATCAACGGCAACGGCAACGGGCAGCCGATCTTGCCCGCATCAACCTCGTAGGAGGAGCGTTCCTCGTGAGCGAGCAGAACTCCCGCCCGCCGCGGGACATCATCCGTGCCGTTCCGCCGGCCGTGCGGTTCCGTGCAGACGACGGCGACGACGACCCTCGGCCGATCCTGTTCGGCCACTTCGCCCGCTTTGACGAGTGGACGGAGATCGACTCGTGGTTCGAAGGGCACTTCATGGAGCGCATCGTCCCCGGCGCGTTCCGCAAGACGTTCCGTGAGCGCCGCGACCAGATCCGCGTCCTCTTCCAGCACGGACGCGACCCGGAACTCCGCGATCGGCCGATCGCGGAGCCGCAGGAGCTCCGCGAAGACGAAGAGGGCGCTTACCACGAGTCGCGCCTGTTCGATGGGCTGCCCGACATCGTCATGGAGGGCCTCCGTGCCGGCCAGTACGGCCAGTCGTTCCGCATGGAGGTCATGCGCGAGGAGTTCGTCGAGGAGCCCGGCGTCTCCGACCACAACCCCGCCGGGATCGCGGAGCGGTCAATCAAGGAGATCCGTCTCCACGAGTTCGGTCCCGTGACGTTCCCGGCGTACGCGAACACGACGCCGGGCGTCCGGTCGCTCACCGACGAGTTCCTGTTCGAGTGGCTCAAGCGCAACCCGGCCCGTGCGCGCGACCTCATCACCACCGCTGACATCTTCCAGGCCGCGCTGCGCGTGGCACCGCAGGACACCGCACCCTCCCGCACCGACGCCGCCCGCGAGGGCACCTCGGGTCAGGAGCGCCGCGACCCCACCCCCATGGGCCGCTACGGCCTCACCGAGCACGACGGCCGCCCCTCGTGGGCGCTCTGAGCCGAGGAGGGCTCACCACAATGGCACGTACGAAGGAAGAGATCCTCGACGAGATCGACGAGGACAAGGCACGTATCCGCGAGATCGACTCGGAGTACCAGGGCCAGTACCTCGACCCCGAGTCCGATCACGGCAAGGAGTGGGCGGACCGCAACGCCCGGATCGACGAGAACGAGCGCACCGTCGCGCAGATCGACAAGCGCGAGCGGCGGATCGCCGAGCTCGCGGAGCAGCCCGCCAACCGCGAGAGCGGCGTGTCGTTCCACACCGCCCCGGCGAGCGCGGTCCGCGGCGAGGACATCTTCGACCTCGCGACCGTGCGCGCGTCGGTGTCGAACCCGCAGCAGCAGGGCAGGGAGCTGCGAGAGCGCGCGCTCCGAGCCGTCGAGGACGCGGAGATCGCCGAGATCGACACGTTCGATGACGCCTCGCGGTCCAAGGGCCGGATCGAGGCGCTCCTGCGCAAGACCGACAGCCCCGACGGCCGGTTCGCCCGGTACCTGCTGTCGGTCGGGTCGCCGGCGTACAAGCGGGCGTTCGTCAAGTGGCTCGCTACGCGCGACTCGGCGATGATGGATCGGCAGGAGCAGCAGGCGTGGGCGGCGGGCCAGTTCGCCTACCGCGCCATGTCACTGACCGCCGCGAGCGGCGGCTACGCGGTCCCGTTCGAGCTCGACACGACGATCCTGAACACGAGCAACGGGGTCGTCAACCCGATCCGGTCGATCAGTCGCGTTCGGCAGATCACGACGGACGAGTGGCGCGGCATCACGTCCGCCGGCATCACCGCGTCCTACGTCGCTGAGGCGACGGAGGCGACGGACAACTCGCCGACGCTCGCGCAGCCGACCGTGAGTGCCGAGCGCGCGCACGCGTTCGTTCCGTTCTCGATCGAGATCGGGCAGGACTGGGGCAGCCTCCAGGAGGACATGACGGAGCTGTTCCGGGACGCGAAGGACACGCTCGAGGCCGGCAAGTTCGTCTCCGGCAGCGGCACCAACGAGCCGTTCGGCGTCCTGACCGGGGCGACGACGACGGTCGCGGCGGCGACGGGCCTGACGGTCACGCTCGCGAACCTGTACGCGCTGAAGAACGCGCTGCCGCCGCGGTACCGCAACAGCGGTCGCGCCGCGTTCCTGGCGGACGTCGCGATCCTCGACCGGTTCCGGCAGTTCGACACCGTCGGGTCCTCGGCGGCGATCTGGGTCGACTCACTCCAGGAGGGCACCGCCGCGCGGCTGCTCGGCTACCCGGTGTTCGAGGCGTCGGAGATGGCGGAGACGATCGCGAACGGGACGAAGATCGCCGTGTTCGGCGACTTCAGCCGGTACCTGATCGTCGACCGCGTCGGCCTCACCGTCGACTTCATCCCGCACCTCATGGGCGCGAACCGCCGGCCCACCGGCGAAAGGGGCTTGTACTGCTACTGGCGCAACGGCGCGAAGGTCCTCGACGCCAACGCTTTCAGGGCGCTGACGGGCACAACCTAACAACCGGAACTCCAATATACTGCGGGGATGCCCAAGTCCCCGCAGGTCCGCAGTCCTCGTCCGTGCGAGGGCTGCGGACGGGAGTTCACGCCACGGCACCGAAACGACCAGCGCTTCTGCACGCCGGAGTGTCGGATCGCTGCATGGTCGCGGCGCGTGCGTCAGACATGCAGTTATCCCGGCTGCGACCGGACGGCGATGCCGGGTCTCGCCGATGGCATGTGCCAAACGCATCACCGCCGTCGGCTCGCTGGTCAAGACATGGATGTGCGCAGGCAGCCAGCGCAAGGACACGAGTGTTCTCACCCAGGCTGTACCCGCGAACGACAATCGCAAGGACTCTGCGCGCTACATCGCCATCGGCGTCGCAAGGGCTTGAATATGGACGCGCCGCCCATGCGGCGTGAGCCCGGGAAAGCCCGTCGTGATGTTGACCTCTGTTCGGTTGACGGCTGTTCGCGCAAGTACTTCGCTCGTGGTCTATGCAACATGCATTACCAGCGGCTTCTCTCAACTGGCGAGGTCGGGCCTCCCGGCTTGTTGCGTAAGCCGGGCATCGTCAAGTCCAAGGCGGGCTATCTCTACGACCGCGGCGAGGCCGTTCACCGCATCGTCATGGAGCAGATGCTCGGTCGTCCACTATTGCCGGGCGAGACGCCGCATCACAAGAACGGCATCCGGGATGACAACCGCCCGGAGAATCTCGAACTGTGGGTCAAGCCACAACTTCCAGGGCAGCGCGTTGTGGACCTCGTCGCGTTTGTCGTGGAGAACTACCCGGAAGCGGTACGAGCCGCTCTCGCTGAACGACAAGGAGCCGATCATGGCTGAGAAGGCGAAGGACCCGGCCGAGACGACCGGCGTGTCCCTCCAGAACGTCCAGCCGGACGTCAAGACCGACGACAAGACCGCGTCCCTCGGCCCGTCGACGCCGCGTGAGCTGCGCCGGCTCGCGGAGGACCTGCCGGACAAGGACCCGGTGCAGAAGGCGATGAAGGACGCGATGACGGCGGAGGACCAGCAGAAGGAGGCCCAGGCGAAGGCCAAGGCCGCCGAGGAGTCCCCGAACGCGCTCGACACGCCGTCCGGCGGCGCGCTGAAGAAGGTCGCGGGCGTGTCGAACGACACGGAGCGCGGCGAGCGCTACGCGCGGGAGCGCGCTGCGCGCCGCTGGGGCTACGCCGACGAGTCCTGACCCGTTCACCGGCCCCGCGCGACCCTCACCGGTCGCGCGGGGTCCCGCCCCCGTGGAGGGCCTGACGCATGAGTCGCGAGATGATGGTGCCGCTGTGGACCGACACGACGCTCGTCGCAGCGCTCGGCAACTCGGTGTCGACGTGGTTCGACATCGGCAAGCAGACCCCGGTCACCGAGGTCACCCGCACGAACACGGGCGGCACGTACGTGTTCGAGGTGGACTGGTCGCGCGACGGCGGGTCGACCACGATGACCACCGACACGATCACTACGACCGCGGGCGCGCCGGCGCAGATCACCGGCAAGGCTCGCTGGTGCCGATTCAGGGTGCGCAACACGCACGCCACGAACGCGTTCACGGCGCACACCACGACCGTCCTGAAGGACGCCGGCACCACGGCGTAAGCGACCGCAAAGACTGGAGTAGCATGAGCACCGACACCGCGACGGACTACGTCACAGTGGAGATCAGGATCGCGCGATCAATGCTGCGGTCACCACGCATCATCACCGCGCAGGAACGGCTCGCTGAGGATGACGCTCTCGCCACGATGCTGGGTCGATCCGCGCTCGTCAAGGGCCGCGCTGCTCTGATGGAGGTGGACGAGTGATGCCGCGCTCTTCCGCCACTTCCGGGTTCGTCCGGCCCCGCGAGGCGTGCACGTTCGATCACGCCGGCGAGGCCGTGGTGCTGAGCCCGAACGAGATTTTCAACGCGGATGACCCGGTCGTTCGCGCTCGGCCGGACCTGTTCAAGCCGCTCGAGGCGGACCGGCAGCGGCCCCGGGTGGAGCAGGCCACGGCCGCGCCCGGCGAGCTGCGCGGCGCCCAGCAGTAGTTCCCACCGAGTGGCGTGGCCGCCTCGTGCTTGGGGCGGGGCGGCCCGCCACCCCACAACGTAGGAGAGCCGAATGCCGCTCCCCGCCACCCGCACACCCCGCTCGTAGCACGGTGCCAGTCAACTTCACATGGAACACGGTCACCCGGTTCGACTACCCGGGGACCGAGGACAACGCCGTCCAATTGATCACGTCCGCACAGGCCGCACAGGTGTGGGGGCAGGCGCGCACGGCGCTCGGGCTCGGGTCGGCGGACCCGGTGCGGTTCAACGTCACGATGGACGTCACGGTCGACGCGTACACGCCGCAGGCAACGCTGGACATGATCGCGTTCGGCTACATCGACGCTCGCCCGTCGATGAACACCGCGGCGGAGTTCCGCATGGAAAGCGCCGCCGGCGCGAACGCGAACAGGGGGACCAGGCTCAGGTTCCCGACCGTCGTGGCGGAGTTTCAGTACGCCGAGCCGCAGACGTTCTGGTTCATGGTCAACATCGGCGCCGCGGGACCCGGTTCCTGGGTGGCGCTCAGGTCGATCTCCGGTACCGCGACCGAGCTGGCGCCGCTGTGAAGCGCTGCGCTTTCCGGTGGCGGCACCGACTCCTCACGCTGTTCGGCCGCCGCTGCGTGAACGTCCGCGATCACGACGGCTGTCACTGCTGGAGCAGGAACCTCGAGCGCCGGTGGAAGGCGAGGTAGGAGCGGTCTGAGATGGCGGTCGGGTTCCGCAGCGTAGGTACCCCGCAGGCCGCCGGCACGACAAGCCCCGCGTCCGTTACCCCGTCGGCGCCGGCCGGCATGGAGACGGGCGACCTCGTCATCGTGGTCGCGTCGTGGGACACGGCGAACACGACCGCGACGGACTCGGGCATCACGACATCCACCGCGGGCTGGTCCGCGCACCCGGACGTCGCGTCGACGACGTCCAGCCCACGGCAGTACATCAAGCTGTTCTACAAGTTCGCGGACTCCCCGTCGATGGCGATGCCGTCGGTCACGTTCACGGGCGGCACGACCGGGACGAGTGGTCATTCCGGGTCGGTCAGGGCGCTCGCGTTCACGGACGTCGACACAACCACGCCGTTCGGCACGTCCGGCGCGAACTACGGCACGTCGTCCACGTCGAGCACGATCATCGGCACGATCCTGGCGCCCGCGGCGCTCAACGCGGGCGAGTTGCATCTCGCGGTCGGCACGCGCAGCGACGACTCCACCGGCGAGTCGACGGTCGCATCCGGGTTCGTGAAATGCGCGACCGACTACGACAACACCAACGGCGGCGACCAGCTGACGTGCTACGCCTACAACAACACGAGCAACGGCTCGTGCACGTTCAGCAACTTGACGTCGGCGACGGTGACCCGGGCAGGCCGCATGTGGACGCTGATCCCTGACGCCGGCGGCGGAGCGGCAGCAATCCCGAACTTGACTCTGGCCCCGTACATGGGAGCACGCTGATGGGTCGATACTCGATCGACGGGACCGCCACGATCGCCGGGTCGGCGACACTGCCGTTCGTCTCGATCTACAGCAGCGCGACCGTCAACCCGCGGCTTCGCGAAGTGCACGTGTTCAACACGACCGCGACCGGCGGGTTCGTCGTCTCCCTCTGCCGGCTGACGACAACGGGCACGCAGGGCGCGGCGCTCACCGAAGCCAACTACGACGCGACGGGCACCGCCGCGTCAGTGACCGGGTTCGCGGGCCACACCGTCGCGCCGACGATCGTGAACGTCGGACCATCCAAAGTGATGGGCGCGGCGATCGGAGACGGCGTCATCTGGACGTTCCACAACGACGTCGGCGTTACGTGCCCGGTCGGCACGAGCAACGGTCTCGGGTTGTACGTCCCGAGCGGCACGGGACAAATCTGCCGCTACTCGCTCATTTGGGACGAGTGAGTGATCCGCGGCGCGGCGCGGTCGTGTGCGCCGTCCGTGGGCGGTGAGGGAGGTAGCGAATGGCGCTGCGCTACCCCGTCCCGGGGGCACCTAGCGAACCACTACTCGGCTCGCGGCTCGTCAAGCCGCCCGCCCAGCCGGAGGAAGGCGGCGGCGGCGGAACCGCGACGTTCCGGTCCAAGGCGAGCTCAGGGGTCGAGGCGGCCGCCGCGAGCGACGTCCCGAAGCCCGCCGGTCTCGAGGCCGGCGACGAGCTGCTGCTGATCATCCTCAGCAACAGCTCGAGCATCGCGCTGAGCACGCCGCCGAGCGGGTGGACGGAGCTCGCCGAGGCGGACGCCGTCGACTTCACGGCGTGGCTGTTCGGGAAGACCGCGGACAGCACGGACGCCGCGTCGAGCACGCTCGCCTCGTGGTCGTTCGCGAGCGCGGTGGATCAGGGCGCCGTGGTGCTCGCCTACCAGGATGCCGCGTTCGACGATGCGACGGTAGCGGTGTCGGGCGCGGCGGGCACGTCGTTCACGGGCCCGTCGATCACGCCGTCGGAGGATGGCGCGACGGTCGTGACGGCGTGGCTGATCGACCGGTCTTCGACGGACACGATCACGCCGGACGACGGGGCGTTGAACGTCCGAGAGCAGGACTACCTCGGCGGCACGATGGTCGTCACGGTCGCCGATCAGGTGCAGGCGGCCGCGGCGGCGATCACCGAGGGCGCGACCTCCACGAGCTCGCAGGACTGGGCGGCGTTCCAGGTCTCGCTGCTCGGCGTCGGCGGCGGAGGCGCGACTCGCGTCACCACGTCCTGGCAGTCCTCCTACGTCACGAACGACCATCAGTCCCGGTCGTGGCAGTCGTCGTACGTCGCCAAAGACTACGCGGCGGCGGCGTGGTCGAGCACGTACGTCACGAAAACGCGCGCCGTCGCGTCGTGGCAGTCCTCCTACACGGCCAAGAGCCATCAGACGGTCGCGTGGCAGTCCTCCTACCGGACCAAGGCTCGCCTCGCCACGTCGTGGCAGAGCAGTTACATCGTGCGGGCTGGCGCGGGCGCGGCATGGGCGTCGTCGTACACGACCAAGACGCGCACCCAGGCGTCGTGGTCGAGCAGCTACCTCGCGCGCGCGCACCACGCCACGTCGTGGGCGTCGACCTACACCGTCAAGGGACGCGCGCAAGCGTCCTGGCAGTCCTCCTACGTCACGAAGGCGCGCGCGGCCAGCGCGTGGGCGAGCACGTACGTCGCTCGAGCGCGACTCGCGGCCGCGTGGGCGAGCACGTACCGCACGGGCGCCCGGCTCACCGCGGCATGGCAGTCCTCCTACGGGGTCGAGGGCCGCGCCGAAGCCTCGTGGGCGTCGACCTACGTCACGCGCGCCCGGGCGACCACCGCGTGGGCGTCGACGTACGTCACGCACGCCCGGCTCGCGGCGTCGTGGGCGTCGACGTACGTCACCGCCAGCCGCGAAAGCGCCGCGTGGACGAGCACGTATGTGGCGCGGGCGCGCGTCACGGCGACGTGGCAGTCCTCCTACGACGTCGAAGTGCTCGGCGCGGGCGCCACGTCATGGGCGAGCACGTACGTCGTCCACGCGCACGTCACCGCGGCGTGGGAATCCACGTACACGACGCGCACGCGCGCCACCGTCGCGTGGGCGTCGACGTACACCGCGGACGCCCGGCTCACCGCGGGATGGGCGACCAGCTACGGCGTCGCGGGACACGTCACCGCGGCGTGGGCGAGCAGCTACGGCGTCGCCGGCCGCGCGACCACCGCGTGGGCGAGCGCGTACACCGTCCGCGTCCGCACCCCGGTGTCATGGGCGTCCCTGTACGTCACGCATCATCGCGGCGCGGCAGCGTGGACGTCCGCGTACGTGGTGCTCGCGCGTCCCGCCACGGCGTGGGAGTCCACCTACGCGGTCCTGGCGTTCATCTCCACGGTCGGGCACCTCGAAGCCGGCCTGACGGCGATCACCGCGGACGCGACCGGCGCGTCCCGCACCGACGACAGCAGCCTCACCGTGACCGCGCCGGAAGCACTGACCGCGGTCGGAGCGCCGGAGTAGCCCCCAGCTAGCAGGAGACACCGATGGCCGCAGACCTTGAACTTCACCTGTCCGGCGGGACGACGAACACGAACCCGAACGCCGCGCTCGGCGGCGCGCGCAGCACGCAGGCCGGCGGGATCGTCCCCGAGGCCGCGACCGCGAACAGCCTGTTCGACGACGTGTCCGGCGCCGAGGAGCAGGCCGGCGACACCGAGTACCGCGGCGTCTACCTCTACAACGCCGGGAACGTCTCCGCCGAGAACACCGTCGTGTGGCTGAGCGCGAACACCGCCGACACCGGCACGCAGATCGCCATCGCGCTCGCCGACGAAGCAGTCAACACGCAGATGGAGACGATCGCGAACGAGAACACCGCGCCGTCCGGCCCGTCGTTCACCGAGCCCGCGACGGAAGGCGCCGGCCTGAGCATCGGCACGATCCCCGCCGGCCAGTTCAAGGGCCTGTGGTTGCGCCGCACCGTGACCGCAGGTGCCGGCGCGAGCAACGACAGCTTCACGATCTCGTCGGCGTTCGACACCGCCCCGTAGAGCCGATGGAGCGCGTCGTCGTCAACCGGTCGTTCACGCTGCGAAAGACGTTCACCAGCGACGGCGTCGCCGCCGACCCGTCGGGCACCCCGACGGTCGCGGTCGTGCGCCGGTCAGACGGCGCGACCGTCACCACGGGCAGCGTTACGGACGAGCCGGAAGCCGGGACGTGGAGCATCACCGTCGCCGCGGGCGCGAACACGATGCTCGACACGCTCGACGTGACGTGGACCGCGACGGTCGGCGGGCACGCGCAGACCTACCGCGACGTCGTGGAGGTCGCAGGCGGATTCGTATTCACCCTCGCTGAACTGAAGGGCATCAAGCTGGAGCGCGGCGCGACTTTGGGCGACAGGTTCTCCACGGCAGAGCTCACCGCGATGCGAACCACCGTGGAGGATGCGCTGGAGCGCGAGCTTGGGTTCGCGCTCGTGCCGCGGTATGCGCGCGAGGTCGTCGACGTGGATCGCGTCAACGGGTACGTCTTCCAGCCGGCGTACCCGTACGTGTCCGCGATCCGCAGTCTCACAGTCGATGGCGTGCTGATGACGGGCACGGTCCTGCAAGGCAACGGGTACGCGTACCTCCCTGGCCGCTACAGCGCCAGTCAGGCGGTCGTCATCGCCTACGAGCACGGGCTCGCGGCGCCGGAGCCGGAGGCGCGGCAGAACGCGCTTCTGCTCGCCAAGACATGGTTGCAGTCCGGGCCGGTCGATGACCGCACGACCCAGGTGTCGAGCCCTGACACCGGCTTGACGGCCGTGCTCTCCGTGCCGGGGCGCGGCGGCAGCATCTGGGGCGTTCCGAGTGTCGATAGCTGGGTTCAGCGCCGCACCCTGAAGGTCGGGATCGCCTGATGGCTCATCCGGTGCTCGCCGCGAAGGATGCGCTCCGCGCGATCCTTGACGCGCGCCCGGCGTGGAACTACGTCGAGTTCCGCGACGCGCCGCCGACCGAGACCGAGGACGTGTCCCATACAGGGGACGCGTTCTGGTGGGAGGCCGTCGAAGTGCCGGAGGATGGCTGGGCGAGTCTCGGCGCGCGAGGTCGTCGGCTCACGTTTCGCATCGGGTTCAGCATCGTCGTAATCGAAACAGGCGATGACTCACGCACACCGGAAGAAGTTGCGTGGAACCTCTACGAAGACCTCGAACTCGCGATCAAAGCGAACCCGACGCTGAACAACACCGTGCGGCAAGTGACGGGGCTCACGGGCCGTCAAGGTAACGGCGTGTACGCGCCATCGAAGTGGCAGAGCGCATTCTCCGGCGCGATCACCTGCCTGTCGAACGACTACTAACCCAACCCGCCCCGGGAGGGCGTCACATGAGCGAGAAGCGGGCCAAACTGGCCGGCCCTGCCGCGCCCCTAACCGGCGTGGACCTCAGCATCCCCATCGCCGAAGGCGAGTTCATCCACACCCACGTCGACCATGGCGGCGAGCTCCCGATGGAGATCGACGGTCGCAAGGTTCCCCCCGACTTCCGGGACGGCCTGCTCGCCCAGGCGGACGTGTGGACCGAGTACAAGCGCGCGACCGGCGCCGCGACCGGCGCCACCTCGAAGGACGGTGAGGAGTAGATGGCCTCCAGCGGTCTCGGAAGTCAGTTCGGCGCCAAGAAAGAATCAGCGTGGGGCACGGCCGTCACGGTCGACACCTTCTTCGAGTACTCGAGCGAGTCGCTGTCGCGGGAGAACGAGTACTACGAGCCGGAGACGCTGCGCGCCGGGCGCACCTTCCAGCCGTCCGGTACGACGCGGCAGACGGGCCGGAACGTCGCGGGCGACACGTCGCTGCCGTTCCCGACGAAGAAGGGCGGGTTCTTCCTCGACCAGATGGTCGCGGGAACGATCACGCCGGTGCAGGTCGCGTCGACGATCGCGTACAACAGCACGTTCAACATCGGCGCGAGCGTCCCGACCAAGAGCGCGACGCTTCAGATCAACAAGCCGACGACGCAGGGCGTCGACACGCCGTTCACGTACCCGGGTGCGCGGTTGCAGTCCGCCGCGTTCAGCATGGAGGTCGGCGGCGGCCTTCAGAGCACGTTCAACTGGGTCGCGAAGGACGAGACGAACCCGACGACGACGCCGGCGGGCGCGGCGCTCGCTTCGGCGACGTACGTGTCGGGGACGTCGACGTGGGCGCACTCGGATGTGACGCTGACGTTGAACGCGACCCCGGCAGCGGCGATCACGAGCCTGAACTGGACGTGGGAGCAGCCTCGCGCGATCCGCCGGTTCCTCGGTAGCGGCGGGACGATCGCGGACCCCGTCCCGAACGGCCTCGCGACGGTGGCGGGCACGTTCTCGGGGGAGTGGTACGACGAGACGTATTACGACCTGTTCTGCTCGGGCGCGTTCGCGGCGCTCGTCGTGACGTTCACGCACCCGGTCGCGATCGTCGGGACGGAGTACCCGACGTTCACGAACACGTTCTCCGCGATCCAGTTGCGCGGCTCGAGCCCGCAGGTGTCGGGGCCGGAGATGCTCGCGGTCGACATTCCGTGGGTCGCGCGCGACGACGGCACGAACCCGCCGTGGCAGGCGATCTATAAGTCGAGCGATAGCGCGGCTTGGTGAGGCCGTGGCCCGCGACGACGTCAATGTCCACATCGAAGGGCTCGCCGAGTTCCGGCGCGACCTTCGCAGCATCGACCGGGCTCTCCCTCGCGAGGTCAATCAGGTCATCAAGAGCGCCGTCGGTCGCGTGGCTGCGGAGGCGTCACGCACGGCGCCCCGCCAGTCCGGGACGCTAGCCGGCTCCTACCGGCCGTTCACGCGAGGGAACATCGCCGGTGTCACCTCGCGGCTCCCGTACGCGCCCGTGATCGAGTACGGCGGCACGATCCGGCCGCGCGGGGCGGAGATCACTTTCCCACGTCGTGAGGTTGTGACGAAGGCGGCGGCGCGGGAAGCGGATCGCGTAGTGGACGAGATCGGCGACGGCGTCGATGGGCTCGCGAGACGCCACGGCTGGCGTTAGCCGCGGCCCTTCGCGGTCGTGATGTTGCCGAACCGGTCGACCGTGACGGCGTAGCGCTTCTCCCCGCCGAAGATCGCGAGCGGCAGCCATATGAGCAGCGCCCACGCGCCGATGGTGAGCACGCTCAGGATCAGGTGCAGCAGGTGGTTGACGCGTCGGCCGCTGACGATGATCGCCTGGTAGTCGGTCTGGACTTCGACGCGGCCGCCGCGAGCGACTCGCCGCGACACCTCGTCAGCGAGGATCGCTTTGCGGTCGTGCGGTTCGAGGACGGCAGGCTCGATGTCGGTGCTGGGGGTGGTCATGACTCCCAGTATCGCGCGGCCTGTCAAGCAGGACATCACCCGTAGGGGTGATGTAGCCACCCCCACCGGAAGGAACCCTATGGCGAAGAAGAACGCGCCAGTGCTGACGCTGGGCGGCGCGAGCGGTCCGGAACGGCCGCTCGTCGAAGTGTTCGGGCACGAGTACCGCGTGCGGTCGGTGACCAAGAGCGTCCAAGCGAAGCTTCAGCGCGCGCAGGTACTCCTCAACGCGTTCGTCAAGAAGGACGACGACGACGCCGACACTACGGAGATGGTCGTCGGGTTCGGCGATGCGTTCTCGGCGCTGCTCGAGCCGACCAACGGAGCCCCGGACGCGAAGGCGCTCGTACTGGAGAAGTGGGACGCCGACGAGCTCTCCGTCGGCCTGTTGCGCCCGTTCTTCGACGCGATCCAGGAGAAGTCGGTCGAGGCCGACCGCCCCCCTACCGCCTGACCCGGGGCGACCTCCAAGAGCTCTACCTCCTCGAGCGGTACTTCGGGATCAAGACGCGCGAGGCGCTGTACGAGCGGCCGGCGTGGCAGCTGGACAATCTTCTGCGGCACTTGGCCGCCGACCTTGAACGGGAGTAGCCGGTGGCGACACGCGCCCTCCAAGTTGTCATCACGGGTGACCCGAAGGGCCTGAGCCGCGCGTTCGACCGCGTCGACAAGGAGGCGTCCCGGTCCGAGGGCCGCATGAAGCGCTACGGCGCGAATCTCGCGAAGGGGTTCGCTGTCGCGGGCGCAGCAGCGGGCGCCGCGGCGCTCGGCGGCTTGAAGAAGGCGGCTGAGGCGGCGATCGAGTCGGAGAAGTCGCAGGCTCGCCTGGTTGCGCAGTTGCGCGCGAGCAACATCTCGTTCGACCAGCATCGCGCGCAGATCGACCGGGTCATCCAGGCGCACTCGAACCTGAGCGGGCTGGACGACGAGGATCTCCAGGACTCGTTCACGAACATCGTTCGCGTCACGGGCGACGTCAACCAGGCGCTCCGGTTGAACGCGATTGCTGCGGACATCGCGCGGGCGCGCGGGTTGGATGTCGCGAAGGCCGGTCAGCTTGTCGCGAAGGTCGCGGCGGGGCAGACCTCGGCGCTGTCGCGGTACGGCGTGGTCGTCGAGGAGGGCGCGACCGCGCAGGAAGCGCTCGCCGCGGTGCAGCAGAAGTTCGCGGGTCAGGCGGAGGCGTACGGGCGCACCACGGCGGGGTCGCTGGACCGCGCGAGTGTCGCGTCGGAGAACCTCGGCGAGGTCGTCGGCACGCACTTCACGCCCGTGCTCGCGCGCGCCGCGACCGGGCTCGTGAACCTCGTGGACAAGGCGGGGCAGCTAGCCGGTCCGATCCGTCGCGTGTCCGGCGTGGTGGGTGACACGGCGCGGGACATGATCGCGGCGATCCAGCGTTTCCGGGCGCGCAACGCCGAGGACATCGACGCGGTCATCCAAGCGGCCCGGAACCTCGGCAGGTTCTTCCGGAACGTGTTCGAGGACGTCATCGTGCCGGTCGTCCGCGGCGTGCTCCCGGTGATTCGCGGTGTCGCGGAGGGGATCATCACCGCGATCCGCGGCGTGATCCGGATCGTCACGGGCCTGATCAACGGCGACTGGGCGCGCGTCTGGGAGGGCTTCAAGGACATCGGCCGCGGCGCGCTGCGAGCGTTCCGGAGCATCGCGGGCGGGCTCATCGACGCGATGCGCGAGTCAGTGTCGAAGGTTGTTCCGGCGGCGCTGAACGCGGCGAAGGCGGTCGGCTCTGCGATTGTCCGCGGCATCGTCGCGGGCGTGAAGGCGGCGCCGGGGGCGATCGCGGACGCGGTGAAGGGCGCTGTCGGCGGGGCGCTCGAGGGCGTCGGGAACTTCCTGGGCGTCGGCGACGGTATCGGCCACGTCGTCCGCGGCATCGGCGGGGGCCTGCTTCCTCCGGGCGGCGGATTCGGCGGGAACCTGAACGGCGCGGATGCCGATCTCCGGCCGTTCGCGGCGCTGGGCGCTCGCTTCGGGCTCGCGGTCACGCCGCAGGGCGGGCTGCGCCCCGGAGCGATCACGTCAAGCGGGAACAGGTCGCTGCACGCCACGGGCGACGCGATCGACATGGGTGGCCCCCCGGCGGGGATGGCCGCGTTCGCGAAGACGCTGCTGCGTACGTCGCGCGGCCGGCTCGCGGAGTTGATCTACACGCCGCTCGGCGTGGGCGTGAAGAACGGGCAGCTAACGCCGATCCCCGGGCCGATCTACGACCAGGGCGTCGCGAGCGACCATTACGACCACGTCCACGTCGGTTACATCGGGTCCGGCGACGGGACGGGCCACCGTCGGCCACGTACCGGTGACGGCATCGGCGAGGCGGTGGCCGCCGCGAGCCGGTACTGGCAGGGCGACGACCTCGTCACCGCTGTGGCGATCGCGGGCCCGGAGTCGGGGTACCGCAACAGCGCGCGTCTTGTCACTGACGCGGAGGACTCCCGCGGGATGTGGCAGATCAACACGAAGGCGCACCCGTGGGCGCGCGGGATGAACCTGTCGAACCCGATGGTCGCGGCGAGCGCGGCGCATCGCGTGTGGGCGCAGGCGGGCGGGTGGTCGCCGTGGACGGCGTACACGGGGCCTGACGGCAGCGGGTCGGATGGCCCGTGGCGAAACTTCATCAGTCGTGCGCGCGCTGCTGTGGGCGGCATGCGGGGCGGCATGGCTGGCAGTGGCGGTGGGGTGGCCGGGGGTGGCAGCCCCGCCGCCAGAAATCAAGTCCAGATCGTCCGGCCGACGTCGGTGTCCGGGATCGTCGCGGGCGGCCCGCGGAACATGGACCCGGGCGCGACCGCGACGTCGACGCGCGGCGGCCACGCCGGGATGCCAGGGGCGTGGGGGTCCCCGGCGTGGTTCGAGATGGCGATGGCGCAGACGGACCTCGCCATCGCGGAAGCCGGGGAGGACCCGGCGCGCCTCGCGGCAGCTCAGAATGCTCGCCGCAACGCGGTTCGTCAGCGCATCCAGAAGATCCGCAGGGCGCTGAAGGGGCCGCTCCGGGCGGGCACGCGTCTGCGGCTCACGCAGGAACTCGCGCAGCTCGTCGGCGAGGACCAGTCCCTCAGCACGGACATCAACGCGGGAGCGGCGGGCCCGACTCCCGCCGGGCTCGCGACGCTCGGAATCGCGGAGGCCACGCTCACCCCCGACCTCGGGGATGACCTCACCGCCGCGGAGAACCTCCTGAACGTTCGCGGGCAGGAACTCGCAGTGGCCCGCGGCCGCGGAAACGTGGATGAGATCACGCAGGCGATCGACGCGTTCCGCCAGGCCGGCGAAGCCGTCACGCAGTTGAAGGACGCGATCGCTGCGGCGATACCGACCGCGTTCGACTTCAACGATCTCGCTATCGCCCGGGCGTCGTTGACGGACGCGATCGATGACGATATCGCCGCTACGGAAGCGCGCGTCGCGCTTGAAGAGGAGCGGCTGAGGCAGGCGGAGAACACCGCGGATCCGCGCGATGACATTGAGGCGATCCAGGGACTCAAGGGCGCGCGGGACCAGCTGAAGTCGTTTCGCGACGCGATGGCTCAGGAGACGGAGGAGCGCCGTCGGCAGGCGGAGATCCAGCAGCGCCTTGCGGATGAGCTAGCGGGGTTCCGCGAGGAACTGAAGCGACAGAACGAGATTCACCAGCAGGTGATGAACGTCAGCGGCCGCGAGGCGATCCGCATGACGGCTGACGTGCTCGCGGGCGAGTTCGGCCGCGGCATCACCGCGCGTGTCGCGACGGCCGGGAGCGGCATCTCGTCGCTCCCCCCGCGCCAGTAACTACTCCACGACGATCCAGCCGCGCCGCAGCTGCTCGTCGGGCACTTCGGTGAGCAGGGACCGCACGTACGCGTCCCGCGACGCGATCGGAACTTGCGACACGGCCACCGGGTCGGTCGCGCCGACGAGAACGCGGTCCATCGACTCCATGTAGATCGCCGCGGTCCTGTCGTCCGCCGTCAGGTCGTAGAGGCGGCACGTCCCATACGCCGTCTGGAACGTGGACTTCGCCGTCAGATGCTTCGGCTCGCTGTCAGGCATGCCGTGATTGTGACACTCGGCCCACCGGGAGCCCGGTTTGACCGTACTCGTAGCACCGAACTGGGCGAACGTCGCGAACGGCACTCGCGCGCCCGACCTCAACAACAGCACGCGGCCCGCGCTCCCCGGCCTCAAGAGCACCCCGCACAACATTCGCGCGGGCGGCCCGTACATCGAGGTCATCACCGACGCGACGATCGGGAAGGCGCTGCACTGCCACGTCCCCGCGGGGTACGTGTCGGATGAGGGCAGCGCGCGGTGCGAGTTCGAGCCGAACGTCCCGAACATCACCGTCGGGCAGACGATCTGGTACGGGTTCGACTTCCGGACGTCGGGTTACGGCGGGCAGCCGTGGGGCGCGAGCCACCAGTTCAAGAACGGCGGGACGGGCGGCCCGCCGCTCGCGATGACGTGGAACTCCAACGAGCGCGGCGGCGGCCTGCGGATCGACTCCCGCGGCACGGAGAACTACCTGCTCGCTTCCACGAGCACGTCGTGGCGGCGGATCGTGTTCGGGTGCGTCGCGGGGCGCACCGGCAGCGCCCGCGTCGAAGTGTGGGTCGACGGCGTCCAGGTCGTCAATGACACGGACTGGCGGGCGCCCGGTGACAGCGGCGCGAACACCGGCGCGGGCGGCCTCATCTACGCCAACCGGAGCGACGCGTACCTGAAGTTCGGGATCTACGCCGCGACGGTGAACTTCGCGCGAAGCAACTACTTCGCGAACATGATCGTCGCCACCACCCGCGCGGAAGTCATGGGCACCACCACCGGCGGCGGCGGCGGTGGTGGGGGTACTACGCGGGATGCGGACACGCCGGTGGTGGTGAGCGTCGGCGACGGCGTCGTGAACCTGAACCTCGGTGACGTCACCGGCGCGCTCGCCGGCGACACCCGCCAGCTGTACTACGCGGACTCCACGCTGACGACGGGGGAGGCGTTCACCCCGAACACGCCGGTGGACCTCGCGATCCCGTTGAACACCACGACCTACCAGGTGACGGGGCTCACGAACGGCCGCCAGTACTTCTTCCGTCAGAGCGTCGGGCAGGCCGGGAACTACGCGTCGTGGGGAGGCCCGGCGGAGTTCGCGTCGGCGACCCCGGGCGTCGCGGCGATCCTCACCGTCTCCACGCTGCCGTCGCAGACCGCGACGGCGGGCGGCGCGAACCCCGCGAACACGACGTTCACCGTCACGAACACCGGGTCAGCGGCGGGGAACGCCGACTTCACCGTCTCCGATGACGCGTCGTGGCTCACCGTCACCGTCGCCGGGGGCGGCGGGACCGGGACGTACGCGCGGACGTTCGATCGCGTCGACGACCGGATCGTGATGACGCTCGACGGCCTGACGTCGAACGGCGGCACGTTCTTCGCGCTCGTCCGCAAGAACCAGAACGTGGACGCCTCCCCGATCGGCTTGTCCGCCGGCGCGACACCGCAGTACTTCCTGCGCTCCGGCGACAACGCGGACTGGGCGGTCGCGTACTGGGACAACACTGCGGGCGGGCAGGGCCTCGACAGCGCCGTCAAGCAGACACCGTCGACGTGGGTGCTGCTCGTCGCGTCGAAAGCGAGTGGGTCGCCCGGCGCGATCATCGGCTCGATGTACGACTTCACGGCCGGGACGTGGAATCACGGCACGGGGTCGGTCAACCGGACGGCGTTCACGCCGACGGACCTCACTATCGGCAACGCGACGACGGGTACCGGCACGACGCTTTGGCCCGGGGAGATCGCGGTGTGCGGCGTCGTGCCGATCGTCGTCTCCCAAGCCAACCGGGAGCTGATGGTCTCGAGCGGGCTGGTGACGCTCGCCACGCTCGCGGCCGCCGGGTTCACCAGCGGCAACGGCGCCAAGGTGTTCCCGCTCGACCAGGCGAGCACCGCGACCGCCGTCACCGACGCGGTCGGCGGGTCGACGCAAACCTCGATCACCGGCACCAGCGTCCACAGTGGCGGCGGCGTCCCGTTCCTGCGCACCGCCGGCGGCGGCGGCTCCTCGGGCACCGCGTCCACGACGGGCACGACCGTCACGCAGGCTTACAACACCAGCGGCCTGACCGCGGGGACGTACAACGCGACGGTCACCGTCGACCCGGCGGACGCGAACCTCTCGAACATCACGCGCACCTCGACGCTGGTCGTCAACAGCGCGGGGGCGACGACTCCCACCCGGGATTTCGACGGGACCGACGACCGGATCATCGCGAGCCTCGGCAACAACAACCTCACCGGGGCGTGGACGATGATCGTCGGCTGCCGCAAGGACGCCGACAGCATCTGGGGCCCGCTCATGGTCATCGAGAACTCCGCGGGGACCGCGGTGCAGGTCGGGATCTTCATCGCGGACACGAACCCCGGCCGGCCCGGCGTCATCTGGGGCACCAACTCGAATGCGCTGGCGTCCGCGGCCGGGACGAACGTGCAGCAGGCCGACGGCTGGGTGATCGTCGCGTTCTCCAAAGCCTCCGGGTCAGTCGCGCCGAGAGGGCACGTCTACAAGGCGGGGGCGTGGACGCACGCGGACATGGCGACCGCCGTCGCCAACCAGGCGAGCTTCGCGGGTGGCCGCGTCGTGTTCGGCTCAAGCCTCGCCGCGAACTTCTTCAACGGCAAGATCGGGTTCGCGTACATCTTCAACGGCACCGCTCTGTCTGACTCGCAGTTCGAGGCGCTCGACGGCGGCTCGAAGAGCACGTATCTCGCGCTCGGCCCGTCGGGGGGCTGGGAGTTCAACCAGTCCGCGGTGGGGACGAGCGTGACGGACCTGACCGGCAACGGCGCGGATCAGACCGCGATCACCGGCACGACGGTCACCACGAGCGACGCGCCGGCGTCGAGCGTCTACGTGTTCACCGACCCCGGCACCGGCGGCATCCCCGCCGCGCCGCAGAACCTCGCCGTGACCAACGTCACGGCGGCCGGGGCGGCGGACCTCACGTGGACCGCGAGCACCGGGCCGTCGCTGCACGCGACGGAGCCGTACGTCATCGAGACGAGCACGGACACCACGACGTGGTCGCAGAACTCGACGAGCAACACGACGTCGAAGACGGTGACCGGGCTGACGGTCGGGTCGACGACGTACCTGCGTGTCCGCGCGAAGAACACCAACTCCCAGCTGTCCGATCCCGCGGCGGCTTCCCCGGAGTACGTGGAAGCAAGACCCGTCGCGACGCAGACCGCGCTGACGGGGGTGATCGGCACGGCGGGAGAGGGGCTGATCACGATGCAGTGGAACCCCGCTCCGGCGAACCAGGGCATCACGGAGTACCGGATCTACATTCGCGTGACGGGGGCGGGGTCGTTCCCGTCGTCGCCGTCGTGGGCGGGCAGCGGGACGCTGCTGCCGTCGGGGAAGTTGCAGGCGGCTGTCGAGATTGACCCGGGGTCGTATCAGGCCACGGTCCGGTCGTTCAGGCCGTAGCCCGAGGGCGTGTGCACTTCGACGGGGATGCCGCGGCGGCGGGCTTCGTCGATGGTGTGCTGTGTGCCGCGCGACCCGTTGACCTGGAACGCGATCACGAGGTCGGGGCACTCGTCGAGCATCTGAAGGTTCCGGAGGATGCCCGCGCGCTTGCCGTGCGTTCGCCAGTCGGCGGGGAACGCCTGCTCGGGAAGGCCCAGGTGCCGCGCGGAGAGTTTCGCCCAGAAGTCGGCTCCGGATGCGCCCCCGTGGATGATCTCCGTGTCTCCGGGGAGCCGCGCGAGGCGGTCGCGTACGGCGGGGTAGTCGATCCACTCTCGGGAGCCGCAGACAAGAACCTTCATGCCCGCCATCTTCGCACCTAGCACGGAGGCCCAGTGATCTACGACGTGGAACGCCTCACCAGCATCCAACCCGTCAACGGCCGGACTCAGGCGTGGGTGCTGCTGTTCGATGACGTCGATGCGGACGACAATCCCGACAACGCCATCAACCAGTGGCTCGCCGCGGCGAACCCCACTCCCGAAGCGGGCCGCTATCGGCTGATCTGGCCGGGCACCGGGTCCGGGGCGGGGCCGGACCCGGACGTGTCGATCGCGGAGTACGAGATCCGGCTCGTGCCGCAGGCCGCGAGGGTCCGCTGATGCCCGAGAGCCCCGATCCCGAGCACATCGAGTGGGTGACGGTCGTCGTGCCGCCCGTGAAGCCCGACCGTGAGGATCAGAGCGTCGACTGGGCGCCGCAGCGCGGCGAGACGGTCACGGTGTCCGGCGCCGGTGTGGTGGCGGATGTGGACGATCAGGGCGTGCTCGTGCGCGTCCCGTTCGGCGGAGTAGCGAGAGCGGGCTAGTCGTCGGGCGCTTCTTGGGTCACTCGGACCCACTTGCTGCATGCCCCGGTGCAGGCGCACGCCCAAGACCCGTCTGAAGGCTGAGGCAGCCGACCCGTGCACGTGACCTTTGCGAGCCCACGTGGCGCCGCGCTGGCTACCCACATCGCGAGGTTGTCCATCACTTGTTCCGACAGCTTGATCCGGTTTCGCTCCGCGAACTCCGGCAGCGAACGGCGAATCTGCTGCACGACTTCGTCGTGGTAGTCGCGGCTCATGCGCCGCAGTATCGCACCCGTCCCGGAGGCCGCTGAATGCCTGAGAGTTCAGACAGCATCGTCAGCGGCCTCGTCGTCACCGCCCCCGCCGAGACCCCCACCGAAGTCTCCACCCTCGAAGGGGTCGTCCTCGACGGGCTCGACCTCAACGACCACGTCAACTACGGCATCGAAGAGTTCGCGTCGCCGATCCCGCGCAAGCGGCTCGAAGAGATCACCGGGGCTGACGCGAACGGCGCGATCCTCGCCCGCCCCGCGCTGCACGAGAACGGCGTGTGCACCATCGTCGTCGACGCGCTCGGCGACAGCCGCGACCAGACCGACTTCCTCACCCAGCTCATCGTCAACAAGCTCCAGCGCGCCGAACAGGTTCACGCCAGCACCGGCGGTGGCCTCCCGCTCATCTGGACGCCCGCCGGGCGGACCGACAGCCTCGAGTTCACGGTGCAGTGGGGCGAGATCACCGAACGCCCCGTCGACCACCTGCTGATGGTCGGGAACGTCAGCCGGATCGCGCTGACGCTCACGTGCGCCCCCGGCGGGCTCGGGGACGAGGTGACCGTCGGCCCCGTCACCGTCACCGGCCCCGTCGGGCAGATCGAGGTCCCGAACGTCGAGGGCGACCTTCCCGCCGACGCGACGCTCACCATCACCGACCTTTCGGGGCAGGCCCGCCGGTACGTGGAGTGGGGCGCCGAATCGGAGCATTACAACCCCGCGACGCCGATCGTCTACGACTCAGACCAGCTCGTCACCGCCGGGTACTCGGGGACGGGGGCGACGCAGGGCGCGGCGTACGACCCGAACGCGGCCTCCCCGAGCGTGATCCTCGCGATCGTGTACGGCGGCGCGGAGACCGCGGTGTGCGCGACACCGGCGCTCGCGCACGTCGGGAAGTTCCTGATCAAAGCGCGCGTGTACTCCAACCAGCCCGGCACCGAGTTCCGGGCCGCGTACCGCATCGGCGACACCGCGTACGGGTTCCCGAAAGAAGGCTGGGTGCAGTCGCAGGTCTCCTCGGCTCTCAACGAGATCGTGCTCGGCTCCGTCACGATCCCGCCGGGCGCCGCGACGCAGACATGGAACGTCCGCATCGACGCCCGCAACCTCACGAGCTCCACCGGGTCCGCGCAGGCGGTCGTGGACTACGTGACGGTGTTCCCGATCTCCGACGGGTACGGGAAGGCCCGCGCCGTCGCCAGCGGCTCCGAGACGTCGCTCGCGGCCGCGTTCGACTCGTTCGACCAGCACACCGCGGGCGCCCTGACGGGGAAGACGACGCCGCTCCCCACGGGGGGGACGTGGGCGGGGGCGGGAAACGCGACTGACTTCACCGTCGCCGTCGTCGGGTCGAACATCGTCGCGACCAGGTCCGCGAACGACGCGCTCGCCGGCCGCTACGCGCTCGCTCACACCGGCACGTACTCGAACGTGCTGGTGCAGTCGAGCGTGCAGTGCTCGGAGACGGGGACGTTCCGCGCCGGGGTGCTCTGCCGGTACGTCGACACGAGCAACTGGCTGGCGTTCGTGTACACGGGCGGCAACCCGGCGTACCAGCTGATGAAGAAGGTCGCTGGGACGGAGACGGTGATTCAGGCGGGGATGAACCGGTCGGCGGTGTTCAACACGGTCGCGCTGACCGCGTTCGAGACGGGCTTGTGGCAGACGTTTTTGAACGGGGCGCTGCTGTGGGAGGGCACGGATCCGGTGCTCGCGGCGGGCGGCGCGCTCGCGTCGGGCCGGATCGGGTTGTATGACGCGGGGAACACGACGGGGCAACGCCAGTACGACTACTTCTCCGCTAGCCAGTTGACGGCGCCGCCGGTGGTGATGCACCCGCTCCGGTCGCTCGTGGTCGGGTCGTCGGGGGTCCGCACGGTCAGCTTGTCGGGCGCGGCGGCGGGGAGCCCGCCGATGTACCGCGGCGCTTTCCTGCGGCTTCAACCGGCGGGGGATTCGGGGCGGATCACGCGAATCGCCGTCCGGGCGACACGGGATGACCTTGACGCGGGTGGCTCGGGCGGGTCGACGACCGATCAGCTTCAATTGTCGGTGTCGTACCGCAGTCGGCACCTACTGGTCCCGTGGTCCTCGGTGGGGATCGAGTCGCTAAGCCTCGCGGCATAGCGTCGCTGCCAACGCCTGCTCGATCATCACGAGGGCGCCGGAGTAGTCGCGCTGCTCAATGGCTTGCCGGACCTCATCGAGAACCTGCATGCACCCAGCATGCACGGTGGGTGTCACGGCCACGGCCAAGTACGGCCACTCGGGCGGCAGTCGTCGAGCGATGTGCGGCGGCATCTCGAAGCCACCTGGAGTAACGCACGACTCGCCAGGCGGAGCGCCGCAGTGGTCGCAGTAGCGCGCGCGCGGATCGTCGTCGCTCATGCCCCGCAGTATCGCACCGGCCCCGGAGGCTGAATGTCGTCGCTGCACGTCGAAATCGAATCCACCGACGGCCGACGGTACCGGTGGGCGTCCGACTCCCGCGAAGCCCGCAACCGACCCCAAGGCATCTCGTTCGGCACTCAGCGCTTCGACGGGTTCAAAGCGTTCTCGTGCGCGCTGCCGCGCCACATCACCGACCAGGACGCAGACACCCTCCCGTACGGCATCCTTCGCGTCGTCGCCGACGACGGCAGCATCGCGTGGGAAGGCCGCGTCGAAGCGAACCCCCGGTCGGTCGCGCAGACGCACACGCAGACCGTGAACGCCGCGGGGCTCATGGCGAACGCCCGCGACCAGAAGTTCAGCCAGATCTTCGTGGACCGCGACGCGAACCACTGGCAGGACATGACCCTCGACCGCAAAGCCGTCCTCGCGAACGCCGGGCGCAGCCTCGGCGACCTCCAGTTCAGCCGCGACCGCGCCGGCGCCATCGTCAACATCCCCGCCGGCTCGACGATCGGCAACCCGCGCACAGTCGGGGAACTCTGGTACCTCGCCCCGACCGGCTGCAAGATCCACAAGTTCGCGTACTCCGCCGCGGCGCAGGGCACGTTCACCGGGTGGACGGCGACATGGCGCAAAGCCGAGAACGCGTCAGGCACCGGCGACACGATCCTCGTCTCCGACGTCACGAACGGCGACCTCCAAGTCGTCGACGTCGGCGCGTACACGAACGCGATCTGGTACCAGGTCGATAGCGTCGGCAACACGCTCAACGGTGGGACAGGCGCCGCAGCCGGGCAGCACCGCCGTTTGAACAGCGTCGCGGTGTACGGCGACCACAACCTCCCGCTCTCGTTCCCCGGCGGCGCCATCAGCGGCGTGTACGCCTCCGACGTCATCCGGTGGATCATCAACACGTACTGCCCGATGCTCAACCCGGGCGGGGTGCGGCAGACGACATACCCCATCGGGCATCTCGTGTTCCTCGAGCGCACGCACCCGTACGACGCGATGCTGACCGTCAACAAGTTCCACGAGTGGGGCCTTGAGTGCTGGGAGGGCGGCACCGTCCACTTCGGGCCGCCGGACTACACGGACTGGGACTGGGAGCTTCGCACCACCGACTTCGGCACCGAGCTTGACGAGCAGGGCCTGTCGGCGGAGGGCGTCGCGAACGGGATCGAGGTGACGTTCACGGACGCCGCGGACGGCGTGACGAAAACGCTGCTTCCCCAGGATCACGTGGAACTCAGGGATTTGAGCGCGTCGAACCCGGCGAACCGGGCGGGGATCGTCAAGACGATCGAGTTGTCGCTGCCGTTGCAGACGCAGGCGGACGCGATCCAACTCGGCCGCGTGGCGTTGGCGGAGGCGCAGCGGCCGAACGGGCCGGGCCGAGCGGTGAAGCGCGGGACGATCCGTGACCGCCGCGGCATCCAGCAGCCGGTGTACAAGGTGCGGGCGGGCGACCGGTGCATCATCAGCGACTTGCCGTCGGAGCAGGTGTGGCTCGTGGAGAGCACGGAGTACACGCACGGTGACGGTGGCTCTCCGTCGTCGGTGACGATCAACTTTCAGGGTCCGCCGAGCACGCTCGGCCCGTGGGTCGAGCGCATCATCGGCGCCCTGGCGGCAGCGAACCTTTAGAGCGCCGCAGCGCCCCGTCTGCTTTAGGAGGCCAACGGGACGCCACGGCAACGCGCAGGCTGCCACGAGCCGAGCGCCGCGACGCCACCCCAAAGGGTGGTCTTCGTCACCCCCTGGCCTCCGCCAACCCCCCACTGCCTTCCCAGGAGGCCCGCGATGACCACGACCGCCACCCCACGCCACCAGCCGCAGTGAATGGCGTCGGAACAGCCCAACGGCAC